GGGGGTGGTCCAGGCGCGCACGTCGAGTTGCCCGTCGAACCGCTTACGGGCGGTTCCGGGCTGCTCCTTGGGGCCGTCGCTGATCCGCTGCACCATCTCGCCGTAGATCCAGTTCAGGAAGCGGTGGGCTGGGAGGCCGGCGGGGTCGATTCCTGCGGCGGCTGCGTGTCCGTCGAGCTCGTGCCAGATTCCGGGCTCGGTGGCCCATCCGATGAGGGCTGCGACGGCTGGGTAGGGCGCAGGCCGTAGGCCTCCAGCAGCCATATGACGACGTCGGCCATCTGGTCGTCGTCGATCGGGTTGGCCTTGTCTGCCAGCCGCTTCGCGAACCGGTCCCACGATTCGGGGAGGAGCGCGAGTTGCACGGCGGCCTTCAGCAGGTCGTGCGTTTCCTGGTAGCTCTCGACGCGGCCGGTGCGGTTGTAGAGGGTGACGAACTCGGCGTAGACGTCGCCCGGCAGGACGGGTGCCGGCGTGAACGTGTCGCCGTCGATGGTGAAGGCGAGCGACGGGCGGGGGCGGCTGAAGTCCCGGCCCGGGGGTGCGGCGAGCGCCGGGGTGCCGTTCGCGTGTGTGAGGAGCTCGGTCATGGTGGGGACGGTAGGCACCCCCGGCCCATGATCATTCCGGGCGGTCAGAGAGCGAACCTGAGCGCATCCCTGAGGAACTCGTTCGGTCGATTTCCCGGATGGTTGACGTACTTCGCGTACACCACCCGGCCGTCTACCGTGAACCGCAGCACGCCGCCCGGTCGGCGCGGAGAGATCCGGTGGGGGCGAGTTCCCAGGGTCACGAAGAGCGCTGCTGGGTGATTGACTGTGATGACGCCTTCGAAGTCGCGTCCCGCGCTGCGGATCTGTGCGCGGATCGTCGCCCCCATGCTGCCGGGGGCGCTCCGTACCGCCTCCGCCTCCACGCGCAGGAGACGGCGTGTCATGTCGCGGTACACGAGCCCGCCGGGCAGGCGCAGCATCCGCTGCACCCTTGTGCGGTCCAGGTTGAAACTCGTCGACACAGAAAACACCCGGGCCCCCTAGTTTCGGGCCAGCGAGACGACGGCGCGCAGCTCGTTGCCGACGCAGCCGCCGGACGGACCCTGCGAGGTAAGCGGGCGCAGGATGAAGTCGGCGATCTCCCGGTCCCGGTTCATCTGGCACAGCTTCACCGACACCGCACGGAGCATTTCGTAGGCGTCGCGCAGCACTTCCTGAGCGGACGTGTCCAGTTCGGCCGTGGTCGGCGCGGTCATCGGATCGTCCGGGTTCGGTGCGCAGCGGACCACTTGGATGATGACCTCGGCCGCTTCCCATGGCGCATCGCAGGCGTTGCCGACGCGGCGCGTGAGCGGGTCGGGGAAGGTCTCGGTGAGGTAGATGGTGCCGACGGATACGGCGAGGAGACCGCAGTCGCATTCGTCCCAGGCGATCAGGCCGGGCACCACGGAGTGTCGGTCGGGTTTCGTGGTCAGCTCGGCGTAGACCGCCTGCTCCAGAGTGGAGGCGACCGTGTACCACTTGAGCTCGCCCGTGATCATCGGCATGGTCAGGTCCCCGCTCTGCGTACCGTCGGCCGGTCCACGCTGTACACCCGCGAGCGTTGCCGCAGCCCGCCCGGATTCCACGTCGCCACGAACATGTCCACCAGATACAGCCCGGTACGCCCCTGCCGGAACAGGGCGCCCACATCCGGATACGAGATCGTCACACCCTGCCGCACCAACTGCTGCAACCCCGCCGGAAGCTTGCAATCCCCGCCGTCCGCGGCCTTCGCGATCTCACACGCCAACTGGCCCATCGCCAGCGCAGCACCATCCGGGACGACCTCGCCGAACGTAGCCGTCACCGACCACGTATCAACCTCGCTGTCGTCCTTGGACAGGTCGTTGCAGCGCGGCCACCTGCCGCCGTCCGTGCGGACCACGATCCGGTTGTTGTCCAACCGGTACGCGCCGGACACCATCGGCGTCCCGTCGATTTTCACTTCGATGATCTGATGCACGGGCGCGGGCAGTACGAACTCGCTGACGTCGCTGCACGAGCAACTCCCCGGGCATGAGCCGCACGTCAGGTTGAACCACACCCCGCCGATCAGCGCGGGCTGCGGATAGGAGTGGGCAGACCAGGAGGGGCCGAAGTCGTCGAAGAACGACCCGTCATCACACGACCGCGCGCACGGCCTCAGCGTCACGTTGCACAACCCGAACCGCATCCCCGTCAACGCCCACAGCGTGTCCGTCGCCATGCTCACGGCGAGCCCCGTCACCGCAGGATTCAGCGTCGACACTTCACACGTCCACGACACCGGCCACGGCGAACACGGCCCGAAGTCCGCACCCCCGCCAGGGCTGACACCACTAGCAGGCGTCGGATTGATCACCGGCACAAGGCGTCTCCTTACGGTGTCGGGAACTTACCCGCGCGCACGAAGACTGCCTGCGCGGGATTGGACAGATCGGTAGCTGTCTTGACCACGGCGATGTACCCGACCAGACCCCCGTTGCCTTCCACGAAGTACGGGTTGACCGTGTAATTGTTCCCGGCGCCGATGGCCGCCACGGCAGCGGAGAGACTGGCATACGTGGACTGCCCGTAGGTGATGACCGTCTGGAACGGCGGATCGTTGGCGAACTGCCACACGCGCAGGATCTGTGACTGGTTGGCGCCCCCGCCTACGGGGGTGAGCACACCGCCGTTGTCGTAGTTGGCCACGTCCACCACGGTGGTGATGGCGGGAGCCACCGTCGTGTTCTGCAGGATCTGAATGAACTGCACCGGGGCCTGCGCCTGTGTCGCCACCACATGCGGGTTGTTGGTGAGCACGTTGTTGTCGTAGTGGTTGAACGACCTGGCGAAAATGGTGCCGGCGCTCTGGTTGAGCTGAAGGTTCGCCCCGTTCGGGGAGATCACGCCTCCGCTGATGACGAACGCCCCCAGCGCTTCCATCAGGTCGTGGAGTTGTCCCACCGGGTTGGCGAGGACCACGGGTACCGACTGGGACACTCCGATCACGCCACCCGTGTGCGCGGTCACCCCCAGCAGGATATGGGTACGCCGCTGGCTCACGTCCGGCTTGGCCGCTTGCTGGATCACGGCTCCGGTGGAATCGATCAGCCAGTAGGTGACCGCGCGCGCGAGTGCGGCCGCGTCCATCGGGACGGTCTGGTCCTGCGTTTTCACCCGAGTGATGACCGGCTCGGACTGATCGCCCGCCATGTAGTCGACGATGTATCCGTCCATCGCGCCGATGTCCACCGACGACGGCACGAGGGCGTTCGGGGTCAGCTCCCCACCCGAGGCGACGCCCGTGGACAAGTCGGCCTGTTCCTGCGACATTCCCACCGTCACACCGAACGTCTCGGTGTCCAGGTGCACCCAGTACTCGCCGGGCTCCGCCCAGAATGACAGCACGCCCGTACCGTTGGTGCTCGTCGGGTTCGCCAGCGGCACAGTGCCGGAGGCGTCTGTGTAGAGCGTTGCGAGGGTGCTGGAGTTCTTGGGGAAGATGCTGGAGGCCACGTTCGCGGCCAGCACCCCGCTGGGGAACCAGAAAGTGTCTGTGTAGTGGGCGAGCGCCATCGGGTTCCCCTGGCGTGGTTATGCGGCGAGTGTGGTCGGGTCACAGGCCACGGTCGGGGGTGCGGTCGTCGTCACATTCCACACCCAGTGCTCGTCGGTTTCGATGCTCGCCCCGGCCGGGAGGTAGTCGTCGCCGACGAGGGTGTCCCACGTTGCTGCTGCGCCCTGCGTCTCGGACGTGAACTGGAAGATGGTGCGGCCGTTCTCGACGGTCTGTGAGCCGATCTTCGTTGCGCCGACGTTCGGCCACGCATGGTAGATGTACCGCTGGTTCCCGGACGCGTCGCACGCCCCGGACCCTGCGACTTCCTGCCACACCTCGAGCGAGTACCGGTTGGTGGGGTTGCCTCCGGCGACAGCGAAGCCGGTGCCGGTGGTGGGGCTGCCGGTGGTGAGTTCGCGGGCGGAGATGATGTAGGCGATCGCGGACACGTTCACCTCGCACATCTGCACCGTCAACCCCATGCGCTTCAACGTGGGGTCGTCTTTCTGGTTGACGCACGCCTCACCGGATGCGGTCCGCTCGAAGAACTCTTGCCCGTCTTCGTAGTCCGGTTCCATCTGGACCTGGACGAATCCGGAGCTCACGGCGACCATGCCGGGAGTGCCGGTGACGGGGATCCCGCACGCGTTCAAAGCGATGATCCGCATGTGCGTGCCCTTGATCGGAGTCACGCACGTCGACGTAGCTGCCATAGTGATCTACTCCTATTCGGTGGGCACGCCCAGGGTGATGTGCGCGGCCAGTAGGCAGCACTCGAACCCAATCAGGTAGGTCCGCTCGGCCAGCATCCGGATCGTGTTCGAGGTCCGGTCCAGGGAGTCCCGCAGCCGCGACACATACGGATCGGAGCGGTACCCCCACGCCGCGCCCGTCGCATAAATCCAGGCGGTGCCGTCCGCGGCGTCGGTCCCGTCGGGGGCACTGCCCGTGTAGCCGGTCCCGGCCACGATCAGGTTTCCCGCCGGCGTGACGAGACGTCCGTCGACGAGGGCGGCGAGGTTCCAGGCGGCGAGGGTGGGCAGGGCGCTGCGGGGGACGTGGATGATGCCTTGTCCGGCGTAGCAGTCGGCGAGCTGCTGTTCGAGGATGCCGAGGGCATGGACGACGTCCGCGCCGCCGGTGACGAGGGGGGTGGCGACGGTCTGCAGGACGATGTCCCCGTCGCTGCTTTCGGTGTCTGCTGCGAGGTGAGGGAACACGACCGGCTGGCCGCCCGCGACACCGGTCCAGAACGCGGTTTCGACCTGTGTCTGCTCGACGCGCGCCAACGCGTCCGAGGCGACCGTCTCAGCGTCGGCGACGCCGACGGGCGAACACTCGAACTCGGCATACACCGTGAACGGCAGCGCCCCCCGCAGCTGCTGCTCCACGTTCGCGGTCTTCGCCGGAGGCGTGGGAGGGGCGCCGGTGCCGGTGACGGACAGGCATTCGTCGTAGGTGGTGTCGCCGGTCGGGCAGCGTTCCACCCAGGTGATGCCCTGCTGCCAGTGCGGGCCGCCCACGGTCGGGTGCTGGACGGTGTCCCACAGCCCGTAGGGGAGAGGGGTGAACACTGCTGGCAGGTCGACGAGTTGGCGGGCCATCGGCGCTCACCCCTTTCCCTGGGTTGGTGTCACGGTCAGGCGTCAGACGCGGACAGTGCCGGTGAGGAGAGCCGACGTGGAGCCGTTGACGTTGAAGCCGACGCGGTAACGGCGCGACTCGTGGCCGACGCGGGCGATGAGGTGGGCTTCCTCGGACCAGGCGGCGGTGTGGTCGTTGGTCTCGTTGAGAACCGAGTCGCGGACGACGCCGAGGTCGAGGCTCATGCCGTTTCCGTGGAGGAACGTGCCCGCCGGGTACATCAGGAAGTCGACGGTGGTCGGCCACGCGGTCATCGCGGTCGCGTTGCCGAACTGGCTCGCGCCGCGGACCTGCCAGTCGTCGACCCACTGCGGGCGGACGTTGCGGGCCAGGAAGTACGAGTCGATCTCCGCGTTGCCGACGGCGAGGAGTTCGACGCCCGCCTTCCACGCGAGGTCGGCGCGGATGACTTCCCGCACCCACTGCGGGAGGACGATCTCGAGGACGTCGTCGATGCACATGCCGTACCGCTCGCGGGTGTCGACGGCGGCAAGGGCGGCGGCGTTGAAGATGCGGGGGGCTGCCGCGTCGGTGGCCGCGCCGCCGCTGATGGTGATCGCGGCGGTGGACAGGGTCAGCATTTGCGCGATCAGGTTGGCGTTGACGGCGTGGTCGTGCGCGGCCATCAGCAGTTTCAGCGTGTTCGCGGTCGCCTCGGGGTAGGCGTCGTTGGCGAGGTTGCCCGCGGTGAGGCAGATGCCGTACACGTCGAGGCGGGCCTCGTCGAAGTCGGGGCACGGCACCCGCAGGCACGGCTTCGTCGGGGAGCCGGTTGCGGCGGCGATGTCGTCGGCTTCGGTCCACAGCCACGGCACCGATGTCACGCTGAGGGTTTCGGCGAACGGGGCGAACGCGATGGAGTCGACGGCGTCCGCGAGGGACGGCGACACGGGGAACTGGACGCCGCCGCGGGTGACACCGAACGTCGGCAGGTCGATCATGCCCGAGCTGCAGGCGATGTTGAAGAAGTCGTAGCGGATCTCGCTGGGTGCGCACCATCCGCCGGCCGCGACGAGGGCTTCGGCGTCGCCGTCGCGGGAGGTGAGGAGACGGAACAGTCCCTCGACCTGGCGGGCGGGGGTGTGGTCGTCGACGGTGTGGGCGAACTCGTTGCGGATGGACGCGACGAGCTGGTGGTTCGGGTTGCCGCGGGTGACCGGCATGCTCTTGGCCTTGCGGGCGACGACGTCGGCGACGGACGCGAGGTTGGACAGCTCGCCGCCGTGGGCGACGCCGGGGATGTCGACGGACGCGGTGACGGCGAGACGCTTCTCCGGCATCTTCGGCGCCGGGGCGTGCTGCGCGGTCTCGGCGAGCGATGCGGTCGCGCGGCGGGCGATCTCACCGGGGCGAACGCTGCTGCCGCGGCGGTCCATCATGAAGCTGGCCAGTGCCGCGGTGACGCCCTGCGCGGTGGCCTCGGCGATGGCGCCGGTGTCGACTGCTGCGGGGGCCTGGGAGTTGGTGTCCGCTGCGGTCTGTCCGTGGACGCGTTCCCTGAGGGCGGCGAGCTGCTCGCCGACGCGGGTGCGCTGGAGCTCGGAGTTGGCCTGGGCGCGGACCTCGCGGACGCGGAGTTCGGCGCGGATGCGGTCGAGGTCGTCGGCGAGGCGCATCGCGTACTGGAGGGTCTCGGGGTCGACGTTGTCGATGGCTTCGACGCGGTCGAACTCTGCGGCTCCTCGGCTTTCGAGGTCGCTGAGTTCGGTGTCGCTGGAGAGGGTCAGGTCCGGCGGGGCGTTGAAGAGCTCTTCGGCTGCCACGTTGTTCCTCCGTGGTCAAAGGGTGGTTTGCGGGCTCGTCAACGCCCTTTGATCACGGAGGCTAGCGCATAGCACACGCACTGGCAAAGAGTCAATTCTCTTTACCGGTGCGGTAAACATAATGGTCAGACGCTTGGAGGGGGCGGCGGCGGGGGTGCCGGACGACGCCTCTTATTGCAACTGCACATTCCCATTCACCCCCTTCCCGGGTGGACTCGGCGCGACAGCATACGCATCACGATCCGGACCGCGTCCCGCTCCACCTCCGCCTGCGAACGACCCCACGCCACCGTCGGACGACCAGCCGCCACCAGCGCCTGCGGAGCACCCGACGCCACCCGCGCCCGCATCTTCGGCACCGGGAACCCCGGCACGTTCACCCCAAGCAGACCCACCAGCCTGAGCTGTCCGCCGATCCGCCGCCAGTCCCCCGACACCTGACCCGCCGCCTGCAGCTCATACACCTTCAGCGGATCCGCGCCCGGCCGGATCGCCCCCGCCACCCAGATACCGTGCGCGTCGTTGCCGACGGCCACATCCGCGACCGCCGCGCCGGTGTTGTCGTAGTGCTCCGCCGCCGGAGACGCCCCGTAGTGCAGCGGCGCATGCCCCGTGCCGACCGTGATCTGACCGACCGCCACCCGCGACCCGTCCGCGCACACCACCTCACCCGTGCGGTAGTACGGGTGCGCGTCCTCGTGCGGCGGCTGCACACACACATCCTCCTGCCCGATGTGACACGACCCCCACTGCGCGGCATGCCCGTAGATGCGGCCGTCGTCCGTCACCGTGATCGGCGTCGGCAGCGACAACCCCGGATCCGAGAACCAGGCAGCCGGCGGCCGGAACACCCCAGCCGCCGCAGCGGTCACCGGGTGCAGGGCACGGAACGGCTCCGGCTCCTGCCCGGCGTCCCGCAGATGCGCGGCGACGTGGTCGTACACGCCACGCCGGTCCGCGTCCGGAATGCTGGCACCGCCGCGCGCGCCGTGCAGCGCGCCGATCGCCGCGGAGCACGCGGCGAGGTTCGCCGCACCCGCGTTGCCGTCCGCTGAGATTTCGTGGTGCAGGAACTTCGCCGCCGACTTGGGGAGTTCGCCGTCCTCCACCTGCCCGCCGTCGTACCAGGCATACGCGGCACGCGCCTTGGCCAGCGTCAGCGGGCCGTCGAGGCGCTTCTCGTTCGCGGCCGCGTCCCACGGCCCGTCCGTGGTGGCGGTGGTGTGGGTGCCGACCGCGCCCAGCTCCTGCACGGTGAGCGCCTGAAGTTCCTGCTCGGTGACCGGCTGCCCGCCGGCGACGACCGCGCCGGCTTCGTCGAGGAGGGCGATGTACGCCTCGGCGAACGCGGGGATGTCGACGAGGGTGGCGGCGCGGATTCGGCCGCCGTGGAAGATGACTTTTTCGGGCTGCGCGAACAGCATCTCGAACGGGTCGTCGTCTTCGCCGTCGCTGGTGCCGGCGTTGACGTCTTCGGGCCACACGAACTCGACGTCGGCGTCGGCGATGGAGTCGGCGTCGATGCTGACGCCGCGCAGGAACTTTCCTTCGATTTTGGCGTGGACGCGGCGGCCGTCGTCGTCGGACAGATCGAGGACGCCTTCGCCCATGATGAGGCTGCCGTCGCGCCAGACTTTGTCGATACGGCCGACGTTCACGGCGATCGTGCGGGCCTCGCCGCCGTGGGAGTCTTCCTTGTTCCAGCGCAGGGGGACGGGGAGTTCGGCCCAGGTGAGGGCGTCGGGGGCGAACTCGCGGCCGTCGCCGGTGACGATGCCCTCGACGGCGAGGGGGCCGCGCCAGGGTGCGGTCTTGCCGGTGTAGTCCATGTTCTCGTCGCCGTCGTCGGCGGGCATGTCGCCTGGCACGTCGGCTTCGTTGAGCATGGCGGCCTGCCGGTCGGCCTCCTCCTGGGTGGCGTAGCAGCCTTCCACCTCTTGGGTTTCTTCGTTGACGACGGCCCACGGCGTGTCGGCACCGCAGTCCGGGTTGTCCTGCATCGTGCGGTACACGGTGCCTCCCTGCTCGTGTTGGGTCGGGGGGATTGTGGCCGCACTCGCCGCCAAGATCATTCCGGCTGCTGCCTGCTCGTCGGGCTGCGGCCACACCGTGACGAGCGTCCCCCGGCAGCGCGCACCGCCCAGACAGCCGGTGTAGCCGCCCGTCGGGTACGCCTTCCGCGCCGCCGTCAGCTCGGTGTACTTCGTGCCGTCGATGTCCCGGCACGGCTTGCACGAGTTCTTGTCGAGCGCCTCGCTGGCCGTATATGTGGCGGGCGGGGCGACGGCGAGGACAGCCATGCGGCCCTCGTTCTGCGCCGCGGTCATCGCCGCACCCACTTGCTCCTCCAGCTGCGCCCCCGAGAGGTCGGCAAGATGCGCGTCGACTTGCGCGGCGACCTGCTCCGCCGTTCCGGAGCCCCACACCCGCATCGCCTGCCGCGCCGCCGACTGCACGAGCCCCACACCGAGAACACGGGCGGCGGTACGGCCGATCTGCCGCAGCCGATCCCGGATCGCCGCCGCGGTGAGCGCCTCGTCGTCGAGCGACCAGTCGGGGACGGTCACGCCTTGCGCTTCGGCTTCGGCCTGCTGCTGGTCGCCTGCCTCCCGCGCGTAGGCGATCATGCGGGCGATGAGGAGACGCGCCCCATCCGCGGTGTCGACCGTGAACGAGTTGAGGCGGTCGAGGTCGTCGGCTTCCGCCGCAGCCTGCACCGCGGCCGTGATCTCCTCGCGTTGCGCGGTCTGCACGTCCGCCCACGCGGTGACGGTGGCGTCCACGGCGTCCCGCCACGCCTTGTCCATCTGCGCGAAGTCGACGCGGGAGGCGAGTTCGAGTTCGGTTGGCTGGCGGCGCAGCGGCCCGGCCGCCGCGGTCACCGTGTCGCTCAGGGGGATGTCGGTGTAGTCGCCTGCGAACTCCACCCTCACCCGGTCGAAGGTGACAAGGCCGAGCCGCTCCTCCAGGGCGATGATGAGGTCGAGCTCCGCCGAATACGCTGCACAAACATGGGCGACCCAGGGCGTGTGCGGGGCCGGGAGCTCGACATCGATCGGAGCGGCGAGCAGTGCCTCTTCGGCCATGCCCTGCGCTGCCTCCAGCGACTGGCCATGCTCGGGGTCATCGCCGACGGACCACACCCACGACGGCTCGTCGCCGTTGCCGTTCCAGTGAGCAGCCCCGAAGATCTTCGACGTGATCGGCGGCATCCCCTCAGCGAGCATGCGCACCGAGTCCACGATCGCGGCGCGCGCAGTCTCGTCGAAGTCGGCGCCCTTGCCGAGGTAGCGCAGCGTCAGGTGCAGCTGGTCGGCCGTCTCGCCGCCCTCGATCGCCAGCCGGGTCGCGTCCTCGACTGTGGGCATCAGCGCGATCATCGCGCCCGACAGGTGCGAGCCGTCAGCGGCTGCGGTGAGCGAACCCATTGCTGCTCCGAGAGATCGTCGTCAGAAAGCCGGTCGTATCCAAATGCGGGGAAAGCTGCCCGATCGTCAGCTGCCCGAACACACTCAGCCGCGCCTCATACACACCCGACGTCCCCGGCCGTGTCGCCGTCGCCAGCTTCACCGCCGCATGCGTGAACGGACACGAGTAGGCGTGCTGCGCGCACAGGCTCGGGTGCAGCAACTCCGGCGGGCGGCCCGTCGAGAACCGGACCGCATGCAGGGCGTTCGCCTGACGCGCCATCCGCGCAGCCCGCTCCTCAGCCGCCGCAGCCTGCGCCGCCCCGTCCACCGGCGGCGGAGCGCCGGACGCATCCGGCGGCGTCCGATCCTCCGCCGGCTCGTCCGACGCCGGCGTGCCGGCTTCTCCTGGTGGTGCGGCGGCCACGGGCTGAATGGTGATCTGGTCGCCCGTGAGCTCCGACAGCGCGGACCCGGCACCAGAGGGAAGGGTCTTGATGATGACCTTGAGGCCCTGTTCCTTCAGCTCCTCCGCTGTCGGCTTGTCCGTCTCGTCGAAACCGGTCTCGCGGCGGAGGGCGTCGCCGTTGATCTCCAGCCGGTCGTACAGCTGGATGGCGTCGTCGGAGCGGTCGGGGCGCAGGGTCAGTTCGGACATGTCGTACCAGACAACCCAGTTCGCCCAGTCCTCTACGCGGGAGGCCCTGAGGCGCGGCTGAAGGTAGCCGGTGGTGAGGGCCGCGGAGATGAGTTCGGCGTCGGGTGCGACGTTGACTTTCAGTGATGTCTCGTCGACTGCCCACGCGTTCCAGTGGTTGAGGTCGCCCATCCCCAACAGGACTTCGGGGGGCACGTTGAGCTGCGAGGCCAGGCGCTTGATCGCGGAGTCCCGCTTCTCGATGATCTTCTCGTCGATCTTCAGGGTGAAGTCGATGTGGCGGATCTTCTCGACGTACTCGCCCGGCACCCGGATGGGCATCGGCAGCACGCCCGATGCCGTCCCCGGCTGACTGATCGCCGTGCGCCCGTTCTCGATCCACTCCTCCATGAACGGGTCCGCGGCGTCAGCGAACTCTTCCCGCACGGGGAAGGTGATCTCGTCGGGGAAGATGACCACTCCGGCCGACGCGAGGCGCGACAGGTACTGGGCTTGAATGTGCCGGTTGACGAGCTCCAGTTCCCGCATCGTCGAGCGGGCTGCGCGGGCCGGGCTGTCGGCGATGTGGTGGTAGCGCTTGTTCGGCCGCCATACCCGGATCGGCGCCATGGAGTCGGCGGCGAGGGGCCGCCAGTTCGTTCCGGTGCGGGGACTGTTCTCGTCGATGACTTCGTAGTGGCCGCGCGCTGCCTGGACTTCGTCGATGGAGCGGACGGACCATTGCTCGATGCCGTTGATGTTCTCGACGATCAGATAGCCCTCGCCGGGGACTGCGAGTTGTGTGCCGAGTCCGGCCATGATCTGGGCTTGTCCGGCGACGCCTCCGGCGAACTGCGTCATGAGGTCGACGGCGGTTCCGGCGTCGGTGCGGACTGGTTCATCGGTGCCGGGCTCCAGCTTCGCGGCGTAGAAGCGGACGCGGGAGAGCATGTTGGCTTCCCAGTCGGCGGCGTACCGGAATTCACCGAGGGTGTCGTAGTACTCCCAGGCTTCGTTTTGCCAGGCGTCGGGGGTGCGGATGAGTTCGGTGCGGGGGCTGGTGACCGGTGCGGCGGCGGCGGTGACGGCCTGGGGTTGGGGGTTCGGTGTGGGGCGTGCAGGCACAGGGCCGCGCCGTGTGAATGCGTGGTACCAGGCCACGTGTGCCTCCTGCTCGCTGGTCTGCGGCGCAGGGTAGACACGACCCAGGGAAGATCATTCCGGGTGTGGGAAGGGGCCGCCTGCGGAACACCGGGCGCAGGCGGCCCCACTCCATCACCAGGGCCCCAAGCCAGGACCCTGCCCACAGACCGCACAGTACGCGCTGCTACGCCCACTCCTGTCCGGCGATCAGTCGAGCATCCCCAGCGCGCGAGCCACATGCGGCGGCATCTGCCGCTCCGCCGTCCTACGCACGGTCTGACTCACCTCATCGATGTCATAGTCAGTTTCAAGTGATCCGCCAGTGACCTCATAGGGGACAGGGTCATCCCGGCCCAAGTCGTGTCGGTAGGTGATGTAGTCGCGCAGTCGGAACACCGAGGCCGAAGTCTCAAGGAGCGCCCACGCCAGTTCTTCTGGTGTGTGAGTCAGCAGATGATTGATCACGTCTGCGTCGGTGTGCAGCTTGTCGGCGCAGTTCAACGAGGCCGGGCATCCGCCGTCCACGCCGCACCGGTAGTCGTTCAGCTCGGTGGCTTCGGTCAGCGGGTCTACGGCGTCAGATTCCATGCGTCGATTGTATTAACCAGACCGGTGGCCTACGCCCACTCCTGTCCGGCCACCAACGCACCCGCACCCCACACCGCAACCCACACCAACAACGGCAACGGCAAACCCACCACCGCCCACACCCCGCCCGTCACCCCCGCCGCAATCCAACCCGACGCACACCACGGGCACGAGATCAACTCGGCCAGCCAGAACGGCGAACGCCGCCACCGGCGCACATACCGCTGCCGCAGATCGTCGTCCGGGTCATATGACCACGTCTCCCGGATGATGGCCTGCGCAGACGGCGACGCCTCGACGTAGCGTTCATGCTCGGCAAGGGTGAGCTCACGCCACCCCCCAGCCAACCGGTCACGCGCCCACAGCACCGGAGGGAACGTGTCCTCCACCACCAACTTCGTCAGCCGGTACACGGCCAGCGACATCACGAGGAGCAGCAACCACACGCTCATGCCGTCCCCTCCAGCGCCGCGCTCAGTCGGTCACGCAGCAAAGCCACGTTGTCCCGATCCAACAGCACGTCCTTCGTCGAGCCGTCGCACTCGATACCGAGGCGCACCTTGTCGTGGAAGGCCGTCACGGACACATCGACAACAGCCGTGGCGCTGCCGTGGCCCTCGTAGTGGGCTGCCGCGCCGTCTTCCGGGACACCCACGATGTCCGGGCCATCGCCGCCAACCGTCGTCCAGATGCTCATGCCGGTCACCGTAGCCGCCCGCCGAGGATCTGCTTTCTGGCCAGACCACCACCCAACGAACCCGTGCCGCGCGCAGCCGTCCCCACCAACTTGAGCTGCCACGCCGGCCACACCATCGCGTCGAGTCGATCAGGTGACCAGCCGAGTTCCGGATACCAAGTCGCGAGCTGGTCCTCCAGTTCGGGGAACACGCCGGCCATATGCCACCGCCCCTGCGCTGCGAGGGCGGCGACGGGCTGCGCGCGCACCACCTTCCCTCGCGTCGCCGTCACCGTGCGGATCGGGATGTCCACACCGAGCGCCTCCGCCGCCGTCCGCAGCGTCGCCACGGCCATAGCCCCGCCATAGTTGATCTCACACGTGATCTCATCGGCTTCCCAGTCGACCGCCGCCTGCACCGCACGACGCCCCCACTGATCCGGCGACAGCTTGCACGACCGGTCATCGAGGACGAAGCCGTGGTGCTGCGGCCGCTCTTGCGCCTGAGCGCGCACGAGGAGTGCATCTTCGCGGCCCAGCGGCGAACCCGGCAACGCGCTCGGCAGCAGGAGCCCCGACTTCCCCACGACGACAATGCCCTGCTCCCCGGCCCCGCCCGACGGGTCGACACCGACGGAAATCCTGGTGAGCTCCGGTACCTCGTCGGGCCGGACACGGGTCGCTTCAAGTGTGGCGCGCGTCCACAGGGCGTCGGTGGCTTCGTCGATGAGCCGGCCTTGGAGTTCCTGCGCGCCGATGTCGGTGCCGGCGTAGGCGTCTTCGAGGGCGTCCTTCACGGACTGCTCGAGGTGCGGGTTGTCGTACATCGTGGCGTGCGTGTGGACGATGCCGGGGATGTCCCCGCTCAGCATGCGTTTCAGGAGCGGGCGCGGCTTCGGGGTGGTCGCGGCAATCCAGTGCGGGTGGGGTCCGGAGCGCAGACCGAACCGGAGCTGGTCGTAGGTCTGCTCCATGTACCGCCACGTCGCGAACTCCTCCATGACCGCAAGGCACGAGTTGCCCGCCGCGCGCAGTCGCTCCACGTCCTCGGGGGTGTGGGCCCCGAGCAGCTTCGCCTGCGACCCGTTCGGCCAGCGGATGACGGTACCGCCGGGGGCCTGCACGAGGCGGGCGCCGGGGTCGGCGTTGCGGATGCCGCCGGGCCCTTCGTACATGGAGGTGACGCCGTCGCCGATGGTGGGCGCAATGATCGCGATCCAGTGCGGTACGGGGCCGGGGAGGCAGGGGGGTCCGTCGACGTGCTGGCGGACGTACTCGGCGCAGGCTTTCGACTTGCCGGCTCCTCGGTAATCGACCGGCCATCAAAAGCCAGCCGGTCCAATCACCTCCCGGGGGGATCTGGTGGGGTTGTGGTTGCCAGCGCGGCTTGAGGTGGGCGGCGAGGAGTTCGGCGGCGCGTTGCGCTACGCGGGCCTTGTCCTCTGCGGTCATGCTTCGGATTGTGACGGTTGTTGGGCGAGGTGTTGTCCGGAGGTCAGCGGCGGCGGGCGTCTCCTCGGTTGGGGAGTCCGGCGGAGTTCAGGCCGTGATGGTGCCATGTCCAGCTGCGGCGGGGGAGGTGGACGATGTGGGCTCCGGCGGCAACGCAGCCGAGGGTGAAGGCGTAGTCCTCGCCGGACACCTGGGTGTTCGGGTCGCGGGTGAAGCCGACCTGTTTGGCGAGTTCGGTTCGGACGAGGATGGTGATGGTTGTGCTGTTGGGGCAGGTGGGGTCGAAGGTGCGGCCGTAGAACATGGGGAATGGGTCGGTGCCTCCGTGCACGCGGAACCACGGGTACACGTAGTCGGCGCCGGTCTCGGACGCGTGGGCGAGGAGGTGTTCGATGTGGTCGGGGTCCATCTCGTCGTCGCTGTCGAGGAACGCGGTCCACTCTGTCTGGACGAGGTGGAGGCCGTGGGCGCGGGTGATGGCCGCGCCGAGGTGGTGGATGTCCTCGGCGAGGATGTGTTCGACGGGCACGGTCTGCGCGCGGACTGAGCGGGCGCACCGGTCGAGCATTCCGTTCGCGCGCCGCTGCTCATGGAACGGCGTCACGACCGTGACACCTGGCTTGATCACCGCGTTTGCTCCGCGCGCTCAGCGAGCCATCGCCGGACAACCTGGTTGTGGCGGGCGTCTGCGAGCGCGTCATGCTCACTGCCCTCCTGCTTGGGGAGTTCGCCCCAGGCGATGCCGAGGCGGCGGGCTTCCTGCTGGATGTCGTGGGTGAACATCGGCACGCCCGGCGGCAGATCCACCATCAGCCCCCACAGCCAGCAGAGGCGGACGTGGTCGTAGGCGCCGTAGTTCGCCCACAGTTCGACGTCGTCGGTGGACTGGATGAACGCGGCGACTTCGCGGGCGATCTGCGCCTGCGGCTTCACGCGCGGGTCGGCGTAGTGGAACAGCCAGCGTTTCGACATGCTGTTCCGCATGTCGCCGTGACCCTTTGGGAGGTGCGGTACGACGTTCTTCATCAGCCACTTGTGGCGTCGGATGCGTCGCACGGGCATGTCCCGGTTGGCCGCGTAGTACTCGCGGCCGTCGTCGGCGACGAGCGCGATGCTGATCAGCTCGATCGTGTACCGCTTCCGCAGCCAGCCCGTCCGGTACTCGATGAACTCCAGGTCGTAGTCGATCGCGCTCACCGGGGCGTGCCCTTCCAGAGGATCTCGTTGTCGCCCTGGATCAGCAGCTCGTGCGTGGTCCAGTACTTGATCCCGTAGTCCGCATTCGCCGCGAACGACCCGTCGAAGTAGTGGAACGACGGGATGCACCAGAAGGAGACGTGCGTCGGGTCCGCGAACGCGTGCCACGTCCCCGACAGGGCGTTCGGCACCCGGATCTCGAACACGCCACCCGGGCGCAGCACCCGGTGCGCTTCGTTCATCACGTCGATCCGCGGCTGCCCGGCCGGAATGTGCTCCATCACATGCGACGCCCGGATCGCGTCAATGCTGCCGTCCGCTGCAGGCCACGGGACTTGCTGTGCTTGCCGCTGCCATTCGCCGCGCCCGTGGGCGGGGTCGAGGTTGATCCACCCGGCCTGGACGAGGTGACCGCCACCGATCTCTATGCTCGTCATCCGTGCCTCGCACTTCCTTGATAGGCCAGCCACGGCGTGGCCAGATGATTCCCCGGCAACGCCTGCGGGCGCAGCCCCATGTTCCGTAGCGCGAACGGCTGGGAGATCTGATCCTGGAACGACCAGGCGTGGGTCTCCGCGACCCAGCCCGCACCCAGCTCCCGCACCGCATCGGTGTGCCGGCGCGCGATCACGCCGGTCGCCCACAACCCCCAGCCCTCCGGATGCCCGGCCGCCCGATACGAGTCGGCCTGCTGGAGTACCGGCTCTCCCGCATACTTAGACAGCCCGGCCGACTCCTTCGCCTCCGCGTACAGGCAGTCCCGCCACGGATGGACGAACTGGGCGATCGGCTCGACGTCCGTCAGCCCGGCCGTGGCCTCGACGGCGAACCGGTCGGAGACCACCCGGAACGACGCATCCACCCACAAGCTGACGGGTGCGCTGGTGTACTTCCATGGCTCGTACTTGGGGTGCTTCGCCGCCCGGTTCGGATGCACGCCCGGCCGCGGCTCGTACACCAGCGTCCAGCCCTGTGCGGCTTCGGCGTCGGGCGGAGTCCCGTCGTGGACGCAGATCCATTCGACGTCCACGCCGGCCTGCGGGAGGACCGGCTTCAGCTCGTCGTACCCGTCGTAGATCGCGGTGATCAGCGCAACTTGGCTCATGCCGGAGACCGATACCACTCCACCGTCGCCGCCACACGCGCCCAGTCGTGTTCCGGCTTCCAGTCCAGCCGATCCCACCCATCCCCCGCGGCGACGATTCGCGTCGGGGTTTCACCCGTCCGCATCGGGAGATGCTCCACCCCCGCCGAAGATCCCGTCTCCTCCAGCACGAACGCGGCCAGCTCGTTCACCGTGACCGCCACCCCCGTGCCCGCGTCGAGGGTGACGTCGTCGCCGTGACCGGTCGCCTCCACCAGCATGCGTGCCACGTCGTCGGTGTGGACGAGGTCCATGGTCTGCTCGCCGTCGCCCCACACCGGGAGCGGGCGGCCCTCCCACGCGGCGCGCGCGAAGGTGGGCAGGATCTTCTGCGGGTGGCCGGGACCCCACTTCTGGCCGGGGCCGTAGGCGTTGAACGCGCGGACGTGGGAGACGGGGATGCCGTAGGCGGTGTGCCAGGCCGTCGCGAGACGGTCGGCGCAGACTTTCGTCGCCGTGTACACGGAGGGGAACACGGGCGGCATGGTGATGCCGACGTATCCGGCGCCGTGCTCTTCGCACCAGCGGAGGATCCGCAGGGTGCCGATGACGTTGGCGTGGACGGCGGACTCCGGCGCGTCGAACAGCTCCGACGTGCCGAGCATCCCCGCGAGATGGATGACGGTGTCCGCGCCGGCCAGATGGGAGAGGTCGCCGAGGATGTCGTTGCCGTGCGCCCGGTCGAACGACCACGCCTCATGGCCGGCGTTCTCGGCGGCGTGGATGGTGGCCTGTCCGAGGAAGCCGGACCCGCCGGTGACTGCGATCTTCACTGGTGTCTCCTGTTCACCACGGGGTGCGGCCCCACTTGATGCGGAAGGTCTCCCGGTCGCGGCCTGCCTGCTCGCGGAGCTCGGGCCGCTCCTGCGTCGAGATGTTGGGGCAGCGGTGCTCCACCGGGATCCCGGGCACGAGGAGCGCGCCGCCCTGCTCGCGGGCCGTCCAGTCGGCCGAGTCGTCGCCGTACCACCAGGCGAGGTCCTCGTCGAAGCGCTGGCCGTGCTCGCCGCGCAGCATGAAGGCGTAGCCGGTGATCCGCTGCCGCAGATCGATCGGCTCGGCTTTCGTGTGCAGGATCTGCCGGCGGCCGCCGTGCTGGTCGGGGTAGGCGAGGACGGCCGTGGTGGCGCGCATCGCCTTCGACAGCGTGCTGATCCAGCCCGGAGGGACGGTGACGTCGGAGTTGAGGACGGCGATATCCCACGCCTCCGCGCGCGCAAGGTGGGCGCCGGCGTCGGCGAGGGCCAGGCCGACGTTCCACAAGGTAGAGATGTTCGGCGGGTCGATGGGCACGCGGGCGACCGCGACCTTCCCGTGCCAAGGGTCGGGGTCGATGGCCGGCGAGGACAGGTTGTCGATGACGATGACCCGGTCGACCTGGTCGATCACGGAGTTGATGCAGTCGGCGAGCATGTCATGCCGATCACGGGCGGGGACGACCGCCACCCGATGCACGGCGCTCACGCGGTGGCCGCCTGGGTGTGCAGGGCCGCCCGCAGTAGCGAGTCCGGAGTGCCCATGTCCGACCACACCCCAGGCACTTCGCGCACGTCCATCAGGCCGCGCCGCAGGTACCAGTTGTTGACGTCGGTGATCTCCAGCTCGCCCCGCGGTGACGGCACCAGCGTCCGCACCACGTCGAACACCCGGTCGTCGTACACGTACAAGCCGGTGACCGCGAGATCCGACACCGGGTCCTTCGGCTTCTCCACGATCCGCCTCACCCCAGCATCGAAGATCCCGAACGCTTCCGGCCGGTCCGTCCGGCTCGTATAGATCGCCGGGCCGCCCGGCATGGTGAAGTCGGCGGAGAAATAGTTGTCGCCGAGGATCACGGGGAACAGGCCGCCGACGTAGCCCTCCGCGAGGGCGAGCGCGCCCGCGATGCCGTCGGGCTGCTCCTGCACCCGGTAGGTGAACCCGGAGCCGAGGAGCTGCGCGAACCCGCCGACCTGCTCGCCGCCGGTGATGATGAGGATGTCCGTCACGCCCATCGTCCGGAGCGTGGCGATGGGGTGGTAGATCATCGGCCGGTCGTAGACGGGCAGCAGATGCTTGTTCACGACCCGCGTCGTATCGCCGAGGCGGGTGCCTCGGCCGCCCGCGAGGATGACGCCCCTCACGACTGCACCAGCATGTTCAGCCACGCCGGGCGCGCCGTGTACCAGTCGACGATGTCTGTAAGGGTTTCCTCCAGCGATCGGGACGGCCGCCAGCCTGCGTCGGCGAGCTTGCGGCCGTCGAGGGCGTACCGCAGGTCGTGACCGGGCCGCGACGCGTGGAACGACACCAGCTCGTACTTCAGGGGCTTGCCGATGATGTCGGCGATGATCTGCGCGACCTCCAGGTTGGAGCGTTCCTCACCGACGATGTGCCACAGCGACGGCCGGTCGTCGTCGGGGTAGCGCTGCGGTTCCGTGTGCTGGAGGAGGTGCAGCCACGCCCCGGCGAAGTCGCGGGTGTCGATCCAGTACCGGGAGCCAGGGATGCCGTCGGGGCTGGAGTAGATCGGCACGGTCTCCCCGGCAAGGACCTTGCGGATCACCGTCGGCACGAGCTTCTCCGGGCCTTGGCCGGGGCCGATCAAATTCATGGTGCGGGTGAGGACGACCGGCAGGCCGTAGGTGCGCCACCACGCGGTCGCGAGAGACGACTGTGCGGCCTTCGACGCGGCATACGGGTTGGACGGGATGATGGGGTCCCATTCGCGGTGCGCATAGCCTGCGGGGGCCGGCCCGTACACCTCGTCGGTGTCCATGTGGAGGAACACCTTGGGCTGGACTTGGCGGGCGTATTCCAGCAGGTTGACCATGAGTTCGGTGTTGTTGCGGACGAAGCGGGCGGGGTCGGCGATGGATTCCTCGACGCCGCTGTTGGAGGCGATGTTGAGGATGTAGTCGACGGGTCCGATGTCGTCGATGAGGGTGGCGGGCATGGGTGTGGCGAGGTCGTGCATGACGGTGGTGACGCGGTGGTTCCATGCGCCGGGTTCGGGGGCTTGGTCGAGGGCGTCGGCGAGGCGTTGGGAGTTGCCGTGGTGGCGGAGTGTCCAGGGGCAGACGATGTCGGCGTCGGTGTGGGTGAGGAAGTGGGCGAGGACGTGGGAGCCGACGAATCCCGCGGCCCCGGTGAGGAGGATGCGCATGCGGGGGACGGTAGACAGCCGCCCGTGAAGATCATTCCGGGTCAGGTGGTACCGCTGCTGCCCGCGCCCAACAGGTGCTGGTGTGCTGCGCCGAGCGCTAGCCTGCGCTGCTCGTGATCCAAGTCCAGGGCGTCCAACGCCGCCGACAACGCGGCCGCCACCAGCTCGCCCTCCAGGTCTAGGCGGCGTTCCAGGGCGACCATCACGCCCGCGTCGACAGCCTGTTTCGCGGTGACGGCGGCGAGCCTGCGCTCGTCGCGGGACTGCTTCAGCCAGCCCACCACATCCCGCGGCGGGTTCAGGGGATCACCACCCTCCGCGATGTGTTCCCTCAGGCGTTCGGTGATGATCGTGTCGACGTAGGCGGCCCGGTTCGTCGCGGTACGCACCAGTCCGAGGAGCGCCTCGTGGGGGGTGATGTTCTGCTCGGCGGCGATCTCTTGTGCCATGGCCCAGGCCTCTTCGACTTGTGGGTGTTTGCCGCGGTGCCAGACGCAGGCGCCGAGGCCGGGATGCTGGGTGCCTTGGCCGGCGCGGTGGGAGCACATGCGGCCGTTGGCCTGGCGGGTGGGGCAGCGCGCCGGGTAGACGGTCATGGGTGGATTGTGGCCCGGCCAGGTCCGGTGATCTTCCGGTGGACGCGTGTGTGGCCCTATCCCGGGTGTCGGGGTAGGGCCACAGGCGGGCGGGGTGGGGTTGGTCTACTCGTCGGCGTGGTGTCCGGTCCATTCGACGCCGGAGACGACGCCGGTGCGTGCAGTGCCGACGAAGGTGGGGGCCCAGCCGTCGGCGATGAACTTGGCGGCCGTGGCCTGCGGTACCCAGCGGTCGCCGCGCGCCGGGTCGGACATCCACGCTGCGAGTTCGTCGGCCGTCCGGAAGACGGGGCTGATCGGGGAGCCTTCGGTCACGGTTTCCCACAGTTGCCAGCCGTCGCCTTTCGGTGGGTCGGTGGGCTCCCATGCTTCGGCGTCGGCACGCTGCCCGGGGTAGGTCTCGATGGTGGCGTGGCCGTCGCAGGTCTGGCAGGTGGGGTTGACGCCTTCGCGTTCGCAGCGGGCGCTGACGGCGACGCTGGCGTTGATGGCGTCGTGGCCGAAGCCGGTCAGGGACCACTCGTTGACCTGTGCAGCAGTCGGAACGACGGCAGGCTCCTTGGGCTGCCAGCCGTTCTCGCGGGTCCACGTGTGGGTGAAGTCGTGGAGGCGTCCGGCCTCGACGAGGGCGTCGACGTCGTCTTGGGAGAGGTGGTGCAGCCAGCCGGTGTTGAAGTGGTCGGCGAGGCGTTGGGCTTCGCGGGCGATGGCCGTCTCACCTTTGCCGTAGTAGTCGGGTGCGTCGGTGATGTTGCGTTCGGCGCGGGCCCGGATGGCGGGGGTGTCGGCGCGCCATGGGGTGGAGCCGGTGCTGGTCGGGTCGAAGGGGATCTTGCCGTACCAGAGGTCGTGCAGGTTCTCTGCTTGCGGGGAGTAGCCGGTCTTGCAGTTGGGGCAGGGCTGGCCGTCGAGGGTGTCGGGGCTGAGGAAGCCTTCCCAGATTTTGTTGAGGGGCCAGTCGAAGTCGGCGGGTACTCGGCGGATTTCGCGTCCCATGCGGGCTCTCCTTGCGGGCGGTGGCGGGTTCGAGGCTACGGCGGCAGGCGGTGGTGGTGTGCCCGGTCTCGCGACAACGACAGGGCGGGGGCGGGGTCAGGCGCGGCGGGAGCGCTGCTCGTAGGCGTTCCGGTACGGCTGTTCGTGCTTGCGGACTTCTTCGGCGATCTTCTCCGCGAGTTGCGCGCCGACCAGCCCCCGGAACCGCTCGGCTTCCTGCATGTCGATGGCGACGCTGTACTTGCTGTACAGCAGGGATTCCGGGTCGGGGCCGATGCCGTAGGTGAGGTCGGCTTCGATGGTGTCGTCGTCGGGGCCGGGCCGCAGGTCGATGTTGTAGACGCGGGCCTCCTTGCCGTCCATGTCGGGGTCGGTGAACTCGGCGAAGCCGCTCATGCCGTCACGGGTGATGTGCGGGGGTGTGCCGGGGTAGCCGTAGTGGAGGGGCTGGAGTTCGAAGCCGAGCCCGCACGCTTCGAGGGCGGTGGCGGCTTCGAGGATGGCGTGGGCTTGACGCAGGCGCATGGGTCATCCTGTCGTGAGGGTGCGGGCGGGGGTCACGCGTCGTTCATGCGGCGAATCTGGCGGAGGGCGGCCCGCCGGACACCGTGGTCGAAGCGGGTCCAGCCGTGACGGCGCAGGCGAGCCTCGGCGAGGATGCGGCGGGCTTCCTCGGGGATCGGGTCGGACATTCGGGGACTCCTAGGCGTTGGGGCGGCGGGCTGGTTCGTCTGCTGCGCCGTGGAGTTGGTCTCAGGCCGCCTCCTGGTACGAGGAGGCGAGCAGGTGGCGGGTGCCCTTGTAAGCCTGGAGGCCGGCGTAGAGGGCGGGGTCGATGGGGCCGTAGGCGTAGACGTGGTTCCACTTGCCGGTGGTGCGGTGCTGCGCCCACACCCGGATGGGGCTGCCGCCGTGCGTCTCGCGGTAGGCCTTGGCGACGTGCCGGCCGAGCCAGGAGATCTTGCCGTCGGGGAGATCGCTTCCGCCGATGCGGGTGAGGAAGCCGGTGATGAGGATGAGCCGGCCCTGCTCGACGGCTGCGGCGACGAGGCCGCTGAGGGTGCGGTAGGCGAGGGCTTTGGGGGTGGCGGCTGCGGCGTAGAGGCCGTTGCGGCGGGTGCGGGTGATGGCGTTCATGTGGTCCCCCTCGTTCGACTGCCAACTTTGTTGACGTCTTCAGTGTGGCAGAGGCGGGGCGAGACTGCAACATAGTTGGCAGTCATTCGTCTAGAAAGTTGGCGGCGGTCCGTGAGACCATGCCCCTATGACGCCGAACATCAGCCCCTCCGACGCGGCCGCTCACATCCGCAAGCTCGACCGGGCCACCGCCGCACACGAGAAGACCCGCACCGCCCTCGACAACGCCATCGCCGAAGCGCGCACGGCCGGGCTCCCGCTTACGACCATCTCGGAGCACACCCCGTACAGCCGAGAATGGGCGCGGAAGATCGCCAAACGGGTCGACGCCGAACGCTGCAACGCCGTAGGCGACGCGATCAACAGCACCGGCACCGAGCGCTGCCACCTGCCCGCAGGTCATGAGGGCCGTCACTACGACAAGGACGGCATCACGACTTGGCCCAACCGCGCCCCAGAGCGCCCGCAGTCCAGCGAGGAGACCACCCGATGAGCGAGCGCAGGCAACTGAACGTCAGCGCCTACCCCGAGACCGGGGAGGTGCGCCTGTCCGCCTCCTTGCTCCCCGAGGAAGCGCGCCACGGTGCCTACGTGCGGGGTCTCAGTGCCAAGGGTGCCCGAGCTCTCGCGGCCGAGCTGCTTCAGGCTGCGGACGAGGTCGACCCGCACGCCAGCGCGAGCCCAGTGCGCCCGGACGAGGAGCGAGACGCATGAGCCCGCCCGACGGCATGTCCGACGGCGAGTTCATGGCCGCGATGCGTGACGCCCCGCAGCTGCCCCATGTCCGCATCGAGACCGATGAGGGCATAGAGATCATGTTCTACGGGTCAGGCCCCGGACTGTCCGACGGCGGGACCCTGTTCATTCCGCACGGCGCAATCCCGACACGCCCGGACGAGGAGCAGACATGAGCGACGACCTGGTCGCCTTCCTCAAGGCACACACCAATCGGGACCTGCAGACCGCCCGCACGGTGGGAGCCCTGCGGTGCGTCAACGACTCGCTCGCTCGCCTCGCCACGATCGAGAAGCACCAGGACAACCCCGTCATCCTGCGAGCGCTAGCTGACCGCTACGGCGGCTACCACGTCGGCTGGGAACGCGGTGACCAGCCCACGGCATGACGAAGGCCCCGCCCGGTCCGACCGGTGCGGGGCCGCTGCACATACGGGTCAGTACGCGCCGACCTCCCGCAGTTCGTCCTGCACCCCGGGCAGATACGTCGGGCAGTACGCCTTCACCGCAGCCACCACCAGCCCGTAAGCGTCCGCCTTGGCCGTACCCCACTCGATGCCGTTCGGGTACAGGTCGTCCTGCCCGAGCAGCCATTCCACACTGTGGCCTCCGCCGAGGCCGGCGCACCACTGCGGCGGGAAGATCAGCAGCTCATCGTCGGTCGGCGACCCGTTGAACGTCACCTCCCGCGCATCCGCCAGATACAGGGCGGCCTTGCTGACCGGCGACGACGCGGACGCGGACGGCTTGTCGCTGCCGCTGTCCGAGCTGGAGCAGCCGGCGAGCACGAGACCCGCCACGAACAGCACGACGACGGTGGCGGTGTGGCGCATGGGTCCCCCAGGTGTGTGATGCCCGGGATCGTAGCCGCAGCCGCCGACACCAGGGGGAGGAAACAGCGAAGCCCCTGCCGGCGGGGGACGACGGACAGGGGCTCCACAGGCATCCGGTACGGAGCAGCCCGGCTGCTGTGAGCAGTCTTCCAGCACTGTCAAACAGTCAGCGGCCCCAGCAGTTCGACAGCAACAACGCCAGCAGAAACAGCAGCGCCCACGGCCACCCAGCCGGCAGAGGCCCGTCTCCCCGGGCGGTCGCGTGGACCTGCCTGATGCCGTCTCCAGCGTCCGGCCTGAGACCTCCATGCGCAGCACGACGGTGCTCAACAAGCTCATCCTCGGCGTCGTCACGGCGCTCCCACTGCTGCGCCGACACAGCGCTACAGGCCCGGCATTCGTAGATCCACGGCATCAGGCGCCCCCTCTCGGCAGCAGCCTACGGAAGGGCCTACGCGGCATAGCTACGCCCTGCCTACGCTTTCCTACGTCGCTGGTCAGAGCGTCGCTACAGGGGTCGCTACGGGCCTGAGAAGGGGCTGGAGAGGCGGTCGGGGGGAGGGCCTCGTGCCAGGCCAGCAGGTCGGCCCGATGCACCCCCTCGTTCACCCTCCCCGCAGCATCCCGAACAGAGGCCCGAACGGGCACCTGCAGGGCGGCCAGCTTGGCGCGCACCGCGGCCCTGTCCACGGGCTGTTCCGGGGCGGTGGCGTTAAGGTGCGCGGCGACCGTCTTGAGGTGCGTTCCGGGGGCGTCTCCGAGGAGCTGCCACAGGACGATGACGAGGGGGTCGACGGTGGGGATTTCGTCAGCCTCGACGGGCTCCTCGCGCGGGGCTCGGCCGCGCTTCTCGATGCGGTCGGCGGCCCGCTCCAGGTGCTCGCGGGGCATGAACGCCAGGACAGCCAGCAGCCACACCGCGGGGACCAGGACGGCCACCCACCCGCCGTAGAAGCCGACCGCCCACACGGCGCCGATGTGGACGGCCAGCGCGGTGCCGGCGCCGAAGCGGCCGGCGATCCACTGTGCGGGGCCTGCAATGCCGACGACGACGGCCCCTACAGCACTGACAGGGGGTGACGAGGGCGGCGGTTCGGTCTCCTCGCCCATGTCGGCGACGACATCCTCAGGCTCCTCGACGACCTCCTCGGGCTCGGATTCGGGGGCGGGTTTCCGCAGGCTGAAGTAGCTCATGCCAGATTCGTTCCGAGGTGCGCAATGCTGTCGGACAGGTACGACCAGGTGCCGCCCGCACCCGCGGCGATGTACCAGAACGCGATACCGAGCAGGCCGACCTGCTTCGTCGTCAGCTTCTTGAACAGGATGAACACCGCGAGGGCGAGCGCAAGGGCCGGCATGGTCAGGCCGGGCACCACTCCCCTGGCCGTATCGATCATGCTGCCGACGAAGTCCGGGACGATCCCGAAGATGCCGCCCGCCGCCTTGTACGCAGACCCGGCGAGCATCGCCAGGATCAGCGTCGGCCACCAGCCGAGCGGCTTCAGCTGGCCGCCTGCGGGGATGCCGACGAGGAGCAGCACAGTGAGGACGACTGCCAAGCCGACGGGGCCGAGGTTGCCGAACACGCTGTTCACGAGGGGTTCCTTACGGGTGCGGGGCGTACAGGAGCACGCCGACGACGGTGGAGGTAACAGGCACTGCGGCGAGCCACGCGACCGGTTTCCACCAGTGGCGGGTACGCCGGTAGACGAGGACCGTTCCGGCTGCGGCGCCGTACCAGAACACGGCCTGCGGGCCGACGAGTCCCGTGCGGTCGATCCAGGCGGTGACGTAGGTGGCATAGCCGACGAGGCCCGTTGACCAGCCGAGATAGGCGGCGGAAGCGTGATAGCCGAGCCACTTCAGCCGGTACGGGACGCGGTCCCAGGCGTCGGTGAGGGACTGCCGAGGCGACGGCGGCCGGGTGTCCCATGCGGCCTGCGCGCCGCCCGGCTTCGGGCGCCTGGACTTGCGCTTGGCCTTGCGGCCAGGCTTCGTCCGAGGCTTCTTCGGCTTCGCCTCGGCGGGTGCGGCCTCAGGTTCCTCGACGGCCGGCTCAGGCTCGGGTTCAGGCTGAGGCGTCTCCTCCTCGACGGGTTCCGGCTGGGCTTCGAGGAGATCGTCAAGCCAGTCCCGCGGCCGGGCGGCCGGCTTCGGGGGAACCGTCGGCTTCGGCGGGACGGCGTCGGGGCCGACCTGATGGGCGACGAGGAGGGCACGGATACGGAGCTCGTCCGCTCCGGGTGTCTGATTCACGGGTACGTCCCTTCTGCGAGGGTCAGGCGGACTTCGACTTCTGCGCGTCGGCGTACAGCCGCTGGGCGGTGACGAGCCGGTCGTAGGCGGTGGTCTGCTTCAGGCCGAAGCGCTCCTGAACCCACTTCAGGGAGACCGCTTCGGGGTTGCTGGCTTCGACCATGCGGGCGAGGACTTCGGCGACTTCGGTCTGCTTCTTCGCGCGGGGCCCGGTGATGGGCGAAACCGAAATCGAAGCGGCATCCGAAGTGCCGGTCTTCTTGGAGGCTGAAGCCGAAGCTGCTGCTTCGACGGCAATGCGCTGGGCACGCTCGCGGGCCTGCTGCTCCCGGGCCTGGCGTTCGGCTTCAGACTGGAGGCGTGCCTGCTCAGCGGCCCGGCGCTGCTGGTTCAGTTCGGCTTCGGCTTCGGCCTCGCGCTGGGCTCGGACGATCTCAGCGAGCTTCGCTTCGGTTTCGGCTACGAGGATGCGGGCCGCTTCGGCTTCGCGCCGCCGGCTGGCTTCGGCTTCGGCCCTGGCGCGCGCTTCGGCCGCTTCGGCTTCGGCGATTTCAGCCCGCCGCTTCGCTTCGACTTCAGCGGTTCGCAGGGCGGCCTGATGCTGCGCTTCGGCTTCCGCTTCCGCTTTCACCCTGGCTTCGGCCGCGCGCTTCGCTTCGGCTTCGGCCAGCTTCGCGGCCTCCCGCTCCGGGAGTTCGACGGCCTCCCGGATGCTCATGCCGTCCTTGGCGAGGGACAGCACCAGCACCTGCTCTGCGGTCGCCTTCCGCCGCCACGACCAACGCCCATGCTCCTTACGGAGCTGGGCTACGTAGATGCGGCGCTCCCGCTCGAGGTCGAGAACGGTGTCCCAGGTGCGGATGCCCCACAGGCGCTGGCGCCGCCACAGGATGAACGTGCCGGCCGGGTTGAGGAACCAGCGGGCGACGTTCGGGCCTTCGAGGTGCTTGTCCGCGGTGATGTCGGCGATGCGGCCGATGGCATGCCGTGCGGCTTCGACGGCGATGACGAAGAGGATCGGGATGGTGCCGTGCATGCCGGTGCCGACGGGGTCGGGCCACGCGGTGACGGCGTTGAAAGCAATGGTGGCTGCGGTCAGACCCCACGCGGTGTAGCGCAGGAGAGGGAAGGCGATGCGCCGCCAGGTGAGGAGGAGGTCGAGGGCGAGGAAGGCGATGATGCCGGCGTCGACGGCGACGGGGAAGGCGTGGGCGAACTGGCCGAAGCCTTTTGTGGCGGCGAGTCGGGTGACGGCCGTGTAGGAGCCGACGAAGCCGAGGGTGGCGATGGTGAGGACGGCGCCGACGACGATCCCGGTGAGGATCTTCTGGGTGCGGGTGAGGGGCTGGAGGGGATTCCCCGGCGTGGTCACTTCGTCTGGTCCTTCCGGACGGGGCGGTGGGAGCGCCAGGCGTAGGCGGCGAGGAGAGCGCAGACGAGGGCGGGTGTCCACAGTCCGTTGGCCGCGGCGAACACGGCGAGGACGGTGAAGCCGTACCGGGCCAACGGGGTGCGGAAGTCGCGGCGCATCTGCTGCTCCTTGGGGCGGAGGCCGGCCCCTCGCGGGGGGAGTTTCGCGAGGGGCCGGGGTCTGGTGGGTTATTGCCGGTAGCGGCCGCGGCGTGCCCGTTCGGCTTGGCGGTCCTGGTCTTCCCAGGCTTGGCCGGCGCGGTCGGCTTGGCGGGCTCCGCTGGTTTTGCTGCGGAAGAACCGTCCGGCTGAGCCGGTGACCGAGGTTCCGGCGGCGGGGTAGTGGCGGCTGGTTTGGTCGCGGCGGAAGGGCCAGGCCATTACCGGTTGCTTTCGCCGTGGAGGATGCCGTCGCGTTGGCCGGGGCCGCCTTGGGCTGCGTGCTGGCGTGCGGCGGTTTGGGCGGCGGTGTAGTCGGTGACGGCGGGGTTGGGGTGCGGCTGGTCGCTCACAGGGAGCCTCCGGGGGTGCGGCGGGGGAGGCTGTCGTCGGGGTGTGGGCGGGGTGCGGGTATGGGGAGGGGTTGTTGCGGGTTGCCGGTGGGGCGTGTGTGTTCGGGCTGCTGGCCGCTCATGACTGGGCCGCCTGCTGCTGGCGCGGGTGGGTGGCGAACGCCTGCTCGAGGCGTTGCAGGGCGGCGGCGGCCGGGGGCGGGAGCTCTTGCGTGGGGGTGGGTTGTTGCGGGGTGGTGTCGGTACGCTCTTGCACAGTCATCGCTCCTGTTAGGGCAGGGGTGGTGGTGGCCCCGACCGAGGGTGAGATCTCGGTCGGGGCCGTACTTGTTGGTGCCGTTCCAGAGTGCACGATCTGCTTTACAACGTCAAGCAGATCAGGGAGGATGTTGCCGTGCCCAAGAGCCCTGAACCAGAGGGGAGCCCGCGCTTGATGACCACCACCGAGATCGCGGCGGAGCACGGGGTCAGCCGTCAGACGATCCACACGTACCGGCGGACTGGCGTCTTCCCTTCCCCTGTCGAGGGCGAGGGCAGCACGCGGCCACGCTTCCGCGAGGACGAGGTGGCCGCGTTCTTTAAGGCGAACCCCAAGCAGCCACGCAAGAAGCGGCGCTACCCGCCCGAGCAGCAAGGAGATCCCATGACCGCCCGCGCAGACCTGTACGCGTTCGCGATGCAGGGCAAGCCGCATTCGCCGGACAACTCGGAGAAGGCATCCGAGAGGATCGACGCCTTCCGGGCGGCTGTCCTCCGTCAGGCTGCCGATGCGCTGGACGAGTCCGAGACGCTGCGGGATCTGACGGACGACCACATGCACGACGTGAACGCTGCGGCGAACGAGCTGCGCCGCATGGCCGACGAGCCGCCGCAGCCCGAGGAGGTCTAACGTCCGTAGCCCCCGCATACAGCTGGCCCCCGCCGACGTATCGGCGGGGGCCTTCGCTGTGCATCACCGGGGTTCCAGCCCGTGCCGCCTGTGTGCCAGCTGGAACACGGGCGGCAGGTTCATGCTCGCAGGCGTGTCAAACGGTGGGCGGACGGGGCGGGTCGTTCGGTTCTGTTTCTGGTGCGGCGGGCGAACAACTTCCGCCGGTCGCTTCGGCCGCTACCTCGGTGATCTTGTCGTGCAGGTCGGGTTGGTCGGCGGCGAGTTGCCGCCCGCACTGTGCGCCCTTCAACCAGGTGCGGACGTCGCCGGTGGTGATGGCCTGCTGGTTTCGGTCGGCGATGTTGCAGCATTCGGCGACGAACGCGAGCGCGTCTTGGGCGCGGTACAGGTCTGTGGCGAGTTCGGCGGCGAGGTCGCGGGCTTCCTCGGCGATCAGCTCGGGAACGTCGGTCGCTGCCGGCTCGGTGTCGAGGGCGGCGGCGAGTCGTTCGTTGGCGGTGGTGAGGCCGGGGTAGTTGCGGCAGATCCAGGCCGCTGCTTCTCGGACCCTTGCGACAACGGCTTCGGCTTGTTCGGCGCGGTCGCGCATGGTGGTCCAGTCGCAACGGAGGCGGTCGGCTTCCCGGCCGTACTGGTCGCGTTCCTTCTCGGTGCTGCTGTGGGTGGCGTACCAGGCGGCGGCGGTTTCGCTGTCGGCTGCGGCTTGTCGTGCGCGTTCGAGGGCGGCGCGTTCGAGGTCGGGGTCGACGGGGCGGGCGGTGTAGCGGTGCTGGTCGGTCATGGGGTGGGCTCCGGGGTGTCGAGGGCGGTGTGGATGCGGTCGATGGCGTGGACGATGCCGCGTTCGCGGTCGGTGTGGGGTTGGCCGTCGGCGAGGACGGCGGCACGACGCAGCTGGTCGCAGGCGTCCCGGGCGCGGGTGAGGGCGGCTTCGGCGCGGTCGCCGCGTTCCTGCCACGTGTGCCGTTCGGCGGCCATCTGCTGCCGCTGCTCGAGGGCGAGGCGGGCGGCTTCGTCGGCCCGGTCGGCGCGCTGTATGGCGGCGACGCGGTCCTTCTCGTTGACGGCGAGTTCGTCGTGCCAGCGGTCCCGGTCGGCTTCGGCCGTCTTGGCGCGCTTGCTGACGGCCCGGACCCAGTCTGCGAGGCGCTCCACCTCGGCAGCCTGCTCGTCCCGCTGTTTCTCTGCCGTGTCGGCGCGCTGTTTCTGCTGCTCCCAGTCGTCGACGGTGGGTGCTGCGTCGCCGCGTCCGCAGTCGGGGCAGTAGCCGCGCGCCACCTGGCGGAGGGCGGCGAACGCGTCCAGCTCGGGCTTCAGCGCCGCGTACACGGCGCGGGCTACGTCGTCGGGGTAGCCGGCGGCCGTGTCGTGGAGGACGCCGGTGATGCGGGCGAGGATCGGGTCGGTCATCGCTGCTTCTTCCGTCGGGCGCGTGCGAGGGCGCGGCGGGTGGCGCGGTTGGGTGTGGGGTTGGGGGCGTTGAGGTCGATGACGGTTTCGGTGCGGACGAGGGTGGTGTCCCAGGTGACGCCGGGTGTGCCGGCGTGTTCGCCGCGCGGGCTACTCGACGGGCCGGTCACGGCTGCTCGCTGGTGTCGTTGAGGCGTCCTCGGATCCACTCGGCGTCGGACTCGGCGACGTGCGCGCCTGCCGACCGGCAGACGATGATCTGCATGGGCTGCCCGTCGCCGTCCCGCTCTGGGCTGAGGAACGCGCCCCAGGTCTGGCCGTGGTCGGGCGGGGTGTGGCCGTCGGGGCAGTGCGGGCAGCCAGGCACGAGCGCGTAGCCGGGTGCTTCCTCGATGGCGCGGAGCACGGTGAGCGGGTCGTCGTGGGCCTGGGGGTCGATCATGTCGGCTGCGTCCCGGTAGTAGATCCGGGTGAGGCCTGACTTCCGGCCGCGCGCCGACTCGCCACGGATGTGCTCGGCGAGCTGGTGGGCGTGGACGGTGAGGATGCCGTCGATGACGTCTTCGGGGATGCCGTGGTCGGTGAGCATCTGACGGGCGTCTAGGGGCTTCTCGGTCATGTGCTGCTCCGGGTGTGGTGTCGGCTGCGTGCGTGGAGGTAGAGGAGGCTGGGTGCAGGCCACGCCACGACGGCAACGAGCCACCAGGGCCAGTCGTTGGCGGCGAGCCAGCCGGCTGTGGTGAGGGTGGCGAGGGTGAGGGCGCGGCAGGTACGGGCGACGGCGAGATCGGGGGTCACGACGGGCCGCCGAGGAGCTGCGCCGGGGTGTAGCCGCTGCCCTGCAAAGGGACACGGTTGCGGCGACCGAGGGCCGCGAACCACTCGATGCGGGTACGCCCGTCGACGATGGACTCGCGCATCCACTCGTGGCGGCCCTCAGGTGTGGTGGCGGGTGACGATTCGACGACGGTGATGAGCGCTTCGAGGCGGTCGGCTGCGCGCCGCGGGTAGCGGAATGTGGGCCGGGTGAGGCCGTAGTGGACGGTCATGAGGCTGACGTCGGTGAGGTTCGCGATCAGACCCCAGTCGAAGCCGGAGATGGCGTGCAGGTGTTGGAGGCGGTCAGCGGTCGTGGGTTCGTCGGCGGGGGTCATGTTGCTCCTTGTGCTGGTTGGGGGTGCGTGGTGCGAGCCCCCGAAGACGCGGGTCAGGCTTCGGTTCCGCAGGTGCGGCAGGCGAACCCGGCGGGCGGATGGTCCATGCAGGCGAAGCAGGCGGGCGCGGTGAGGAGCTGCTCCGGCCTCAGGCCGAACACGGTCGCGAGGACGACGAGGTCGTCGACGATGACGGCGACGGCTGGCGCGTGTGGGTCGCGGCCTCGTTCGAGGCGGCCGATGGTGGCGAACCCGATGGGTTTGCCTGCGGCTTTGGTGAGGCGTTCGAGGTGGCGTTGGGACCAGCCGTGTGCGGTGCGGAGGGCGTGGATGCGGGCTCCGACGATGCGGGAGGTGGGGAGGTCTTCGGCGAGACGGGGTGGCATCAGGTGGCTTCCTTTCGTGTCGGCGGCTCTGAGCGCCTCTGTGCGGGTTCGGCGTCCGGAGCGACGCTGGAGCGGAGATCGGGCGCGAGAGGGGCCTTCAGAGGCCGTCTCGGGCCTGCTGTGGCCCGACGGGACAGCCGCCGCCACGCCCTCACGCCTTCGTCTCCTCGGTGAACTCGATGACGATCTCCTCGTCGCGGACGTGGAACCGGAGCGCGTCGTCGTGGAGCGGCTGCTCCTTCGGGATCCCGTGGTGCCTGCGGTAGTCCAGCTCGGCCGCCGCCCACGCTTTGCCGATCTCGGCTGCTGCGGCACCCCACGGTTCGGCGGCGGGCACGATCCAACGGCGGATGGTGCGGGTCACGGTCTCGGACGTGAACTCAGCCACGGGGCGTCTCCCTCGCGGTTGCGGCGGCGGCGTAGTCGAGGGTGCGCTGATCGTCCTCCGCCCTGAACGCGGCGTAGAAGTAGTGCCCGACGGGCGGGAACGACCGCGGGCTGTCGGGCCACTCGGCTAGGGCGGCGTCGGTCTCGTACTCGGCGGCGATCGTCTCGATGGAGAACCCGCAGGCATTCAGCTGGCGCTCGTTCACAGGGCGTCGAACCCCCGGCAGACGAGGTTGCTGGTGCTGTCGGGGTCGCAGGCGTCGCAGAGAAGTCGGCCGCTGACGGTGATGTGCTCGGCGCGGGTGTGGCTGCAGACGCAGACGGCGCGCGTCCCCGTCTCGTCCTGCGGTTCGGCGGACCCCACCGGCAGAACGGCAGGCGCGTCCGTCCAACCGGGGGCGTCGTGCCGGTTGCTGCACGGCTCACAGCGGTGGTCGCCGTCGTGTCCGGACGGCAGCGTGCACCAGCAGTCGCCGGGCCAGCCTGTCGGCGGTTCGGCGCTGCACCTCTCCGCCTCGTCGATAGCGGGCTGGTCGCCGACCCATGAGGTCCACTCGTTGCCGTCTTGCCGCGTGTTGCGGTGGTAGCCGAGGTGCCCGGACGGCTCGGTACACGGGTAGCCATCGGAGCTGCGGTGCCCACAGGTGCCGGGCTCGGACGGCCTGTCGTCCTGTGTGTCGCCGTCGTGCGCCTCGGCAGCCAGACGACGCAGCAAGGCGGCAGCGTCCCGCCACGCGTGCTGTCCGGCCAGCGCAGCCTCGACCGGGTCCAGCGCCTCCAGCCGCGCGGCGGCTTCGGTGAGGGCGGCGGCACGACCAGCAGACGCAGACAGCACGGCCAGCACCGCATCAGCAATCTCGCCCGGCGTTGCGTCGCCAAGACGCTCGCCGCCGGGAGGGGACCGGAACAGCCCGGCGATCCGGTCGCGCAGTCCGACCGGGCAGTCGTCCGCGTGGTCCGGCGGGTACAGCTGGAACGTCGACAGGTGGATGACGCCGCGGGTGCGCTCGTCATGGCGGCAGCGTCGGCAGTCGGCCGGCGTCTCGGGCTGGGTCATGGGGTTCCTTCCGGTGGTGGGTGCGCCGGCCGCGGGCGGGCCGGCGGGTAGGTTGATGCGTGGCTCGGCCGGGTTGCTGCCGGCCGAGCCGACTGACGTCACGAGACGGGGCGGGCGGCGTGGTGCGCGGTGTACGGCTTGCCGCAGTGCTTGCAGTTCGCGAGCCGCCGCTTGGCGTCGCTGACGCCCTGGTATTCCTTCTCGAAGCCGGGGCATCCGCGCTCCAGGACGTCGGCGTCCCGCTCCAACGTGGCCGCCGCGTCGTCGGCCCAGTCGCCGCTGTAGGTGTCGCGAACGAACTCGGCGCAGCGGCGCATGATGCGGGCGTCGTTCTGGGCGAGTGCCGCGCTGGTGTCGTCCTTCGGGGCGTCGACCGCGTGCGTGGCCTGCTGGAGCAGGTACAGGGCTCCGAGGGCGTTGCTGCCGGGGTCGTCGAGGTCGTAGCAGAGGGCGGCCAGGGCGGCGCGGGCGTGGACGGCGGGGCCTTCCAGCTCGGTGACGCGGGCGGTGAGGCGGCGGACCTCGGCGAACAGGGCGGCGATGTCTTCCGGGGCGTTCTCGATGAACTCCCCGTTGCGGGATGTCTGCGTCGGCTCCCACACGTCGGCGATCGTTTCGCCGGTGAGCGGGGCGACGATCGTGTCCGCGTCGGTGAGATGCCACGGCCCCTTGGTGGCGGCGTTGTGGCGGGCTTCGATGTCGTCGATCTGCTGCCGTTCGGGTGTCTGGTTCATGCTGTTTTCTCCTGGTGTGATGGGCGGACGGTGCAGGTCAGACGGTGCAGGTCAGACGGGGGTGGAGGCGGTGGGCCAGCTGACGGTCGCGTCGGCGCAGTGGTCGCCGTCGTGTCCGGCTACGAGGCCGCACGTGACGTCGTCGTTGACGGCGTGACAGGTGTCGTCGTCGGGGTCGCGGTCCGGGGTGAGGCGGGCGGGGCAGAAGCGGGTGACGGATTCCCCGGCGAGGTCGACGGTCATGAACGCGCCGACGGTCAGGTCGCGGTTGGCGTGGAAGAAGCAGTCGGCGAGTTCGGGGCGGCCCTTCTCGGCGAGCGCGGGCGTCAGGTAGGGGATGGCGTGCTTGGTGATGGTTTCGATGGCGGCGGCCCGGTCGGTGAAGTCAACGGTGAGCGGGGGGACGTTCCAGGCGGGGCCGAACTCGATCAGGTAGGTGGTCATCGGGTTCCTTCGGGTGTGGTGTCGGGCGCGGGACTGATCACAGGCGGCGGGCGGGTTAGGCGGGGGCGGGGGTGCCGCTGCCGGGGCAGGGGTTGTCGTGTGCGCCGTGTCGGCGGATGCGGCCGGTTTGGGTGGTGAGGTGTTTCAGGCCGCAGCAGGGGCACGGGGTGCGGGGCTTTGTGCTGGGTGCGCGTCGGGGGTAGGCGAGGGGCACGTACAGGCCCCATCCGCTGGACATGAGGTATTCGCCGGCGCGTTCGGCGGCACCGTGTGGGGTTTGCTGGTCGGCGGGGGTGGTGAGGCGGTAGTCGTCGAGGGCGGCGGCGATGACGGCGACCGCCGCGTCGGGGATGCCGGTCACCGGGTCTCCTCGTCGGGGAAGAGGCTGGGCTGCGGGCTGGTGTTGCCGCGGGCTTCCCACTGCTGCCGGTACCGCTCGACTTCGCCGGCGCACTCCTGTCGGGCGTGGAAGACGGCGGAGTGGTCGGGCATGTCGGGCCGCCACAGGTTGGGGCCGGGGAAGCGGGCGGCCTGTTGGCGGGTGGTGACGTATTCGCCGCAGCCGAGGCAGTGGCCGGGCGGGATGTCCATGAGGACGTCGGCGCGTGCGGCCTGCTGGTCGGCTTCCCGTTCGTTCAGTTCATGCGGGCAGGGCGGGAGTTCCCCGCAGGCGGAGCAGATCGCATAGTGCTCGGGCAGCACCTGCCACGAGAAGTGGTACGGGCCGATGAGGTGGACCGGCTTCTCGTGCGGCTTCCCGTCCGGGGCGAGCACGACCACCATGGGGCGGCTGGACCAAGTGGCTTTCTCCGGTCGGTCGCCACGGCCCCAGCGCTCCCACGCCGCGACGGCTTCGGCGAACCCCTTCTCGTACTCGTCGTCCCACAGGTCGAGCGGGCGTTCCGCGGTCTCGATGACGCGCCAGGGCTGCCGGTCGTAGACGACGAGGACGCCCGGCTTGAGCTGGACGTAGTTGGCGAGGATCCGCTTGTCGTGGATGCGTTCTTCCTGGCGTCGCATGGCGGACGACGGTTCGCCGATGCGGTTGAGGGCGGTGAGGGGCGGGTGGAATCCGCCGTGCTTCGTGTGCTCTCGCGGGTACCAGCGGGTCATCGGGTGGCCCCCTTCTGTGTGATCTTGGTGAGGTGCCACCAGCCGCAGCGGCATTCGTAGGGGCGGAGGTGGCGGCCGACGGTGATCACGGCGTGGCGTCCGGCGTGGTCGGCAGCAGCGCGGGTGGCGTACCGATCCTTGGCCGGAGTCGGGCAGGTGGTCATCGGTTGGGCTCCTTCACGGTGTGGGCTGTGATGCGGGCGTCGTGGGATTGGACTTGGATGCGGCGGCCTTTCGGGCTCGTACACCGGCGGCCAGGCGGGGCGTGACACCACGGACAGGAGATGGCCCACTCGGGCGGGTCGCCGGTCACGCGGGGTCCTCGACGATCTCGGCGTCGGGAATGTCGGCGGCTTCGGCTTGCTGGCGGGCGAAGAACGCGGCGGCGCGGGCTTTGATCGCCTGCTCCTGCGTGACGCGCTGCTCCACCGTCACTTCCGGAACACCCTGTGCGGCCCTCAGGCGGGCGCTGTGCGGCTTCGGGCGGGGTTTCCCCATCGGCTGCTTCTCGGATCCGCCAGGCGTCTTGCACGGGCGCCCTATGGCCGCGTGGCAGGCGGGGCAGACGACGCCGAGCGGGCCGGCGCGGCGGACGGAGTCGACTGCGGCCTCTTCGTCGGAGGTCGGGACGGTGCGGTTGCCTTCCCAGCCGCGGGCCTCCAGCTCCTCCATGAACTCGCGGGCCGGGCCGCCCTCGAGTGCGAGCCGGCCGGAGGGCGCAGCGACACGGCCCGAGGCGATCGCCTGAACCTGGCCGCGGTAGCGGGCGATGAACTCGGCTGGCGTCTCGTCCCCGATCGGCTCGTACTGGAAGTTCTCCAGACGGGCGGACCGGATCTTCGAGCGGAGCGTGCGGACGTGGTGCGGAAGGATCCACAGCTTGCCGTCGGGGTCCTTCGGGGCGGTCGTGTAGTAGGCGGCGACGGCGGCCTTGGTGTCGCCGTCGAGCGGGATGTCGTTGAGGGCTGCGGCCCATGCCAGTGCGGCACCCTGGCTGGGCTTGCGGTTGTCGAATGCCGCGCAGTGGCCGAGCAGTTCGGCTGCCTCTCGTGGATTCATGCGGAGTCCTCGGAGTGGGTGTCGTAGTCGGCGAGGGATGCGGCGACGGCGCCCCAGCCGGCGAGGTTGGTGTCGGTGCCGGGCAGCGGCTGGCCGGAGGCGATGTCGACGACGGTGCCGCCCTGGTAGGTGCCGCGGATCTTGGAGAAGGCGAACTGGAGACTGTTCGCGGTGACCGGCTTGCTCGTCTCACCGAGCTGCTCTACGGCGCGCCACAGCTCGGCGGGGTCGGTCTGGTTGGCGAGGGCGTCGGCGATCGTGGTTCGCACTTGGCGGCGCTTGTAGGAGTTGCCGCGGGCGAAGCGGTCGAGGAAGGCGTCGGTCATCCGGTCGGCGATGGGCCTCTCGCCCGTCTGCACGACGGCGGGTTCGCTGGCTCGACCGGTGGGGGGTAGGGGGGTGTTCCCTTCCCTTCCTTTCCCTTCCTTTCCCTTCCCTTCCGTCAGTGAATGGTTCAGTGAATAAATGTCGCCGTCGGTAGCGAACAGGGACTCACTCATCAACGGAGCGTTAGATTCCTTCACTGAGTCATTCACTGAACCGTTCACGGAAATGTCGTGCGCGTTCACTGAACGGTTCAGTGCGTCATCCACGGACGCCTCGATCCCGGCAAGACTGCTCGGCGGAACGAACTCCTCACCATCCGGCGCGCCCCGGCGGCTCTTGTGGCACGCCGCATGCGTGGCCCGGACGTTCGACGGGTGGTCGCTCCCGCCGGCCAGCTGCGGGCGGATGTGGTCGATCGCAAGGTTGTGGTCGTCGTTCACGACAGGCAGCCGCGGGATGTCGAAGCCGCAGAGCTGGCAGACCCAGCCGTCGCGGCGGGCGTACATGTCGCGGACTTTGTAGCTGCCCAGCGCGGGCGGCGGAAGCTTGGACTTCTGCGGCCGGTTGATTCGCTGGTGCTTGCGGAAGTTCACGACGACGGCCATCTGCTGGCGGGCCACGCCGCCGATGTATGGGAAGAGCAGGCCGGCGTCGGCGAGCAGGCCCATGAGGTGCTCGACGTACTTGAGGGTGACGTCGTCGTCGTACATGAACGTCTGCGCCTTGATGTACGACGGCGTCCAGCGGAGCAGGCCTTCGTCGTCGGCCATGTTGAACGTGGAGATGAAGAGCAGCCGCGCATCGCGAGGCAGCAGCCCGACGACCTCGTCCTCCCACAGCTCAGGCTTCACAGTGCGGATGCGCGGCATTGAAGATTCCTTACGCTCGTGCGTGTCGGTAAGAAGGGCGGGCCCGTCTGTCGACGGCCCCGCAGCGGGCTATTGGCTGGCGAGCGGGTACTGGTCGAGCCACTGCATGCCGGGTGCGGTCCGCAGGTTGGGCTTGAGGTGGACGCGGCAGCCGGCGTCGAGTGCCTGGACAACGGTCCGGGCGACCCATTCGAAGGGCGGCGCGAACGCGGGGACGTGGCCGTCGGGCTGCCGGGTCTCGGTCTGCGCGCCGATGACGACCCAGTCGAAGACGGACAGGTCGGTGAACTCGAGCGGTTCACGGAGCGGTTCGAGGGACAGCCACTTGACGGCGACGCCGTCGATCTTCCGGAAGGCGTCTTCGGCGATGCGGACGCGCTTCTGTTCGTCGACCGACGTGCCGACCCATGCGCCGGGCGGCATGTCCAGGCCGACGTATCGGGCGGGGAACTTCGTCAGGGTGATGTACTGCCACTGCGGGTTGGCGCACATGGAGGCGTGGACCTTGCCGATCCACTCGTCGGGGACCCAGCGGCCGTACAGGTCGGCCATGGAACAGACGAACACCCGCTGGTAGGCCGGGTCATCGCGGCGGGCGGCGGGGATGGCCGTGTTCGCGGGGGCGTCGAGACGCTCGTGGTGGAACAGTGGGGTGAAGCCGGCCGGGTAGGCGCTGCTGTAGCGCTCGTCGGTGGCGATGGCGCGGGCGTAGCAGTAGGTGCAGCCGTGCAGGCATCCGGTTACGGGGTTCCAGGACCAGGCGGCCCATGAGATTCCGGCGCCCTTGGTCTCGTTGAAGGTGGCCTTGGCCTGCGGCTCGGGGTACTTGACCTCTTCACCGGTGTGGGTGCGAAGAGTGAGGAAGGTACGGGTGGGCTTCGGTACCGGCTCGGGCTTGGGCATCGCGGCGAGGCGCTGCTTGCGCTCACGGTCGGCGCGGTCGAGGGCGATCTCTCCAGCGCGGACCTTGGCGGCGAGATCGGGCGCATCACGGACGACAGCCTTCGCCTGTTGGACCGCGCGGCCGGACGCGCCGACGACCTTTGCCGCGCGCTCGTCCGATCGCTGCTGACGTCGAGCCTGCGGCTCAATCCACTCGCCAGCCGTGCGCAGATCTGCGCGCGTTGTATCAGCAGAAGGCGACGGTCCGGGCGGTCGATGTGACGCGTTGTGATTGCCGACCGGGGCGCCCTTCGGCTGGGCAGCGGCGTAGTACCGCTCGTACTCCAGCGCCATCAGTGCGCGTTGCCCTGCGTTGAGTTGGCGACGGGCCATGTTCTTCGACACGATCAGGTCGAGGATCATCGGCTCTGTGTAGTGCGTACCGAGCCGCTCGTAGACCTGATCTGAGCCTGCGGCCTCACAGGCCCGGTATCGGTTGCGTCCGTCGATCAGCACGGTGCCGTCGTGGTTCAGGATGATCGGCTCGCGCAGACCGTTCTTCTTCACGTCCATGACGAGCTGACCGAACTCGTCTCCGTCGATCAGCGGAAACGCGTCCGCGAACGGGTGGACCTCGAATTCTCCGAGACGTGCCATCAGTCGGCCTTTCCGTGGATGTCGCAGTGGCAGCGATGGCACACGGCGAGCAGGTTGGTGGGGACGTCGAACGCACCCCACGGCGGATAGCGCAGGTGGTGAGGCTCAGTCGGCGGCCGGTCGCCGCAGCGCTCGCATCGGCCGCCGGCTCGCTCGAACGCCGCCTTCCTGACCGCGAGGAACCGCGGGTGACGCAGGTACTCGGCGTAGGAGCGGTACGGCTTGTCGATGCCGGGCTGCGGCGGCGCGTAGTGGCGAGTCACGCCACGTCGTCCAAGCCGAAGAGCGTCAGGTCGCCACCGTCGTCCGGGAGGTCGCCGGGCTTCGGCGCGACCGGGCGCGGGATCATCGCGAGCCGCTGCTCGCTGCTCGCCGCCATCCACTCGCGCTCACGGCCGCGGATCTGCTCCAGCTCCGACTTCTGAAGGAACAGGCGCAGCAGGAGGTCATCAAACTGGTGGGGCTCCTGCCGCCACCAGGCGATGCTCACGGACCGGTTGCAGTTCTTGGCGCTCTTCTTGGCGGCTTGATCGGTCTTGGCGCGCCACTCCTTGGAGGTGGCCACCAGGTAGGCCCACTGCGCTTCGTCCCGGTCGAGTGCGGCAAGCGAGAGGTCCCGGTACTCGGGCATGGCTTGTTGCTGCTCGCGGACGGTGGCGAACCAGTTGATGCGGTCGGTGATGGGGCCGCGCTTGATGCCGCCGGGGTTGCAGCCCATCGTCGACAGGCAGCGGGAGAGCCACGTCTTGGTGGCGATCTCGGCGGCAAAGGTGGGGCGCATGGCCCACTCGGTGATGGCGTTGGGGTCGTTGACGACGAACACGGCCGTGTCGCGGTCGATGTCGGTGACGTCGGCGTTGGCGCCGCTGCGGTTGTACGCCGTCACGGCCGACTCGCTGCCCGGGTGAGTCCACGTGCCCGGCCCTTCCGCGGTGTAGCCGAGGGCCGGAAGGTAGATGCCCAGGTTGCTGAGGAGACGGTCGTATGTGGCGGGCTGGATCTCGTGCAGGCGGACATGCACGGGTACCGGGCACTGAGATGCGTGGTAAGCGAGGATGCCGGGCGAGCAGGCGCGATGCCACATTTTTCCGGGGATGAGTGCGGCGTCGCCTGCGGTGAGGTCGTACCAGGTGCCGCGTTGGGCGCCGAGGTGGGCGATGGCTCCGGCCTCTTGCCCGACGATGCTCCACGTGTAGTCGTGCTTGATGGGTGTGCGCCAGCTGCGGCCGACGTTGGGCTTTGCCATTGAGGGTCTCCTCTGCTTTTGAACATGGCTGGTTAGGGCGTCTTGGCAGCGCTGGCCTCGCACTGCCATACTACTTTAAAGGTTGGAAAGAATGGAAGGATTGGTAATGACTTACACTCTGTTCATGCCTGCTGACCAGCGCATTCAGATCGCAGATGACGGCGTCGCCGAGGTCCCGATGACCCACGCCCGGGCCGCGCTGACCGCACTCATCCGCGAGGTCAGCTGGGGCAAGCGCCCCGGCGCCTTCACGGAACGCGGTAGCCGGGTCGCCGTGGTGATCCCGACCGAGGAATATGAGGGGCTCGCCGTACTTCGCGAACTCCGGAAGTACGTGGAGGAGCTGGAGGCCGGCACCGCGCCAGACCACGCGCACAAGGCGCGCATCCTTGGCGAGGCCCTGGCCTTGGCGACGCGTCGCGCGCTTGATTCGTCCTGACACGTCTCCTCCTCTCCTTCGGCCTCGCTTCGGCGGGGCCTTCGTCACGCGCGGGCTACTGGCCTGGGGCGCGGGTCTTCCGGGGTATGCGGCGGTCGCAGCGGATGGGGTCGGCGCATTGGGGTTTGCCGTCCCACCAGGTGGGTTTGCCTTGGGTGGGCTGTCGGCACCACTGGCAGATGGGGCGGGCGGTCATGCGATCCGGCCGGCTTGTGCTGCGCGTGTGCCGCGCCAGGTGCGGACTCCGGAGTGGTGGGAGGTGGGCCGGTCGGAGCAGGCCCATCCGGCGGTGCGGACGTAGCCCTGCTCTTTCAGCAAGGTCATGAGCCGGCCCCAGTGGGCTTGGGGGTTGGGCGGGTCGGGGAGGCGGTGTGCGTCGGCGATCTCGTAGCAGGTGAAGGTGCGGCCCGAAGCGGCGGCGTCTACGAACTTGGGCCAGACTTCGGCGTGCCAGGTTTCGTAGTCGTCGGCTTGTGGTCGGGGTTCGGGCAGGGTGCCGTCGAGGGTCGGTTGCACGGGTGTCATCGCGGGTCTCCTCCAGGGCGGTCAGGTGGTTTGGGCCTTGGCGGCGGAGACGACGGTGACGATGAGCCACAGCGACAGCCACACGGCGAGCCAGAGCCGCGCCCACAGGGGCGTGTGTCCGGTGATCGCGATGTAGGCGGCGGGCGGGATCTCCAGGGCGAGGCCGAGGAGACGGCCGCCGGTGCTGGTCTTCTGGCGGGTGGTGGTCACGGGGTGCCTTTCGGGTCGAGGGGTTCCGGGCCGGGTGTGGGGGCACCCGGCCCGGGTGGCAGCCGTGGGGGAACGGCCGCCGGAAGGGTGGTCAGTCGGCGTAGGTCATGCGGCGGTCGTAACCACGGCACTCGCAGTCGCAGTTGTGGGAGCGCTCGCAGGGGCACGGCTCGCAGCAGTAGTGCGTTCCGCAGTCACGGCAGTGCGAGCCGTTGCAGTCCTCGCAGCGGTCCATCAGACGGCGCTCCCGGCGTGCGTGGGGCAGAAGTCGTCGCCGTCGTCCGTGTACTCCCAGCCCTCGTTCTGCACGAGGTGGGTGCGGGCGACGTCCAGGCGTTCCCCGGGGCTCATCTCGGCGCTGACCATGTACTCGCCGGTGTTCTCGACACCGCAGTGGTCGCAGAACACGGTGATACGGGTGGGGTAGCGGGGGTCGTCCATGTCGCGGACGATCGCGTTGACCTCGTCGGGGGTGAGGGTGTTGGGCTGGTCGGTCATCGTGGTCTCCTTGTCCCAGCCCCGCCGGTTTCCGCCCGGCGGGGCGTTGTCGTGTGGGCGGGTCAGCGGTAGTTGTGGATCAGCAGCCAGGCGGGTGCCGGATGGTCTGCGTACTCGAGGCGGACGGCGACGTCGTGGAGGGCCGTGTCCCAGGCGGTCGTCTCGTCGGTCTTGGCGAGGGAGTCGGCGGTGAGACGGACGACGGTGTTCTCGTCGGCGCTGGTGTAGCGGGTGACGAGGAGCAGCCGGTCGTAGTCGCCCATGACGATGTGGCCGACGCTGTCCTTGAGCAGGTCGGGGCCGTCACCGATGACCTTGTCGAGCTGGTCGATGTCGGTGTCGGCGGGGATCTCGAATCCGTAGGCGAGAGCGACGGAGTGGTAGAGGCCCATCAGGTGTCCTTCCTGGCCGGGCATTGGTCCCGGTGTGTGTGGGTGGGGTCGGAGGTGACGAGGTCGATGACCCGGTGTTTGCCGGTGGCTCGGCGGTGGGCGAGGCACCAGCCGCACAGCCAGTCCGCGACCGGAACCTGACCTGCACGCACATGCAGCCCGCCGAGCCACGCGGTCACCGCGGAACCAGGACCTTCGTCGTGCCCGTGCGGCGCAGCCGGTTGTCGGCGTCCGTGTTCGCCTGACGGCACGGCTGACAGATCGGCGTCTTCTCCCGCACGTGCTTCTGATAGCCGGACCGCGTCCCGCACTTGGCGGGCTCCCGCTTCTCCCGTGCCTGCCGGTACTCGGCCGACCGTGCGGTGTGCGCGGCGCGGCAGGCGTCGTCGATGGGCTCGCCGAGCTTGGAGTGCCGGTCGTATGCGGACGCGGTCCCGCACTCGGCGCGCGGCCGGCCGCCCTTGCGGGGCGGGACCGTTTCGCCGTCGGCGACTCGGCGCCGCAGCATGGCGCGGCGTTCGGCTTCCGACTTGCCGCCCCACACGCCCCACTCCTGGCCGGAGTCGAGGGCCCACGCGAGGCACACCGCCCGGACCGGGCAGCCAGCGCACACCGACTTGGCGAGCTCGACGCCCGCCGTGCTCGTCTCGAACATCAGGTCCGCGTCGTCACGGCAGGCCGCACTGTCACGCCAGTCCGGTGCGCGTCGGGTGTCGGGGACAGCCCCGGTGTACGCGGTCATGCGGCGCTCCTCTGCTGGCGCAGGATTCCGGTCACGGTGGAGAAGGCCATCCCGAGCCGAGCGGCGATCTCATCGGCGGGGACGTTGAAGCCAGCCAGATGCTCGACTTCCTGACGGCGCAGCTCAGCGAGCGCGTTCCGCTTCACGTCGTGTTCGTCGTGCACGTCCTGCGGTTGGGCGTGCGGGTCGTCGATGTCGTCCCACGCCATCGGCCCATGCCAGCCCCGCGACGCGGCCATCGTGCGGGCCTGCTCGGCGAACCGGGTGCGCGGCGCCGGATGCTGCGACAGCTCCCGGTAGGCGCTGGCTACGGCATTCGCGGTTGCGAGGCGGACGGTTTCCCAGCGGCCGTCGACGATCTCGTACAGGCCGCGGTTGATGATGTGGCTGCGGCGGGCGATGTCGGGCAGGGTGTGGCCGAGGGTCATGAGGGCTTGGAGGCGGCGGCGGGTTCCGGTCGCGTTGACGAAGCCGCGTGAGATCGGCGGTGTCTGGTCGAGGCGGATGTTGAGGATGGCTGCGGCTGTGGTCCTTTGGACGCCTTTGAACCGGCCGGACAGGACGATGGAGATGGTGGCCTGGTGGAGGCCGCTGGCGGCGGCGATCTGGTCTTGGGTCCAGCCGCGGGCGATGAGGCGTTCGAGGTGGGTTCGCGGTTGGGTGGCGTCGATGCGTCGGGGGATGTTGTTGGAGCGTTCGTAGGCTCGGCGGATGCGGAAGCTGGTGCAGGGTTTGCAGTCGCATTTCGCGGCGATGGCGCGGGTGTAGGTGCCGTGGGCGCTCATACGGCGACCCCCGCGCGTGCAGCCAACAGCGGGAGAGCCGCCGCAGCCTGGACGGAGACGACGCCGTTACCGAGGGCCTTCAGCATCGCCCTCCGCGACAGGCCCGGAACGCCCGTCACATGCCCGTCGTCGAGGCCCTGCATCCACTCGACGAACAGCGGCGCCAGGCGCCCGTTCTCGTCGACCGGGGCTGGCGCGGCGCGGCCTGTCACTTGTTCCCACCGGTGGATGGCGGGGGCGTAGCGGCCCCAAGATGCTCGATCACATCCGCAATCGACGGCTGATGCCCCCCCGCCCGTCGTTTCGCCGGGTGCTGCGTGCCGCCGTTCGTCGCGAGGTTCGCTGTGGGTGTCGGCAGCAGTGAGGGTGCCGACGGCGGTGCGGAGGTCGGGTCCTCCGTTACCGTGCTGCCCCCCCCGTTTGAGTCCGAGGTTCGCGGCGTGGGCAGTAGCGGAGTCCCGAGCGGCAGCACCACTTGCGACAGCGGCGGCCGGAAGCCTTCGCTCGCCCGCCGGCCCGGCGTGCCCGTATCGCTCGCGCGTGGGGTCGGCAGGAGATGCGCCACCGTCGCCGACAGGGCGAGGTCGCCCTTCGAGCCGCGCTGGTTCGGGCCGCCCTGGTTCGGGCCGCCCTTCTCCCCGTCCGACGCCCTGGGCGTCGGAAGCAGCTTCGCCAGCGAGTCCAGCGACGGCCGAACGGCCGCGTCCGCTGACGGCGACTGGTTGTTCCCATACGGTGTCGCGGTCGGGGTGGGCAGCATCCGCAGCGTCTCGTGCAGGCCGTCCTTGCCGCCCGTCTTCCAGTCCCGGGCTCGGGGCGTGGGCAGGCCAGGCGAGGATGAAGACCCGGCGGCGTTTGTGGCAGGCACCGACAGCGGACGCGTCCAGACTCGTCCACTCCGCATCGAACCCGAGGCCGGCCAGGTCTGCGAGTACGGCTCCGAGTGCCCGCAGAGGAGGTTCATCTCCGGGGTCTCCCAGACACCACGGGCACGGTTCCACGTAGCCATCGGCAGGGGAGGAGAGAAGTCCGGGCACATTCTCGATCACCACCAGGGAGGGTCGAAGGATGGAAATGGTGCGGGCGCAGTGGCGCCACAGGCCGGAGCGGTTGCCGTCGAGGAGCCCGGCGCGCTGGCCGGCGACGGATACGTCCTGGCAGGGGAAGCCCATGGTCAGAACGTCGATGGGTGGGACCTGGTCCCAGTCGATGGCGGTGACGTCGCCGAGGTTGGGCACGTTGGGGTAGTGGTGGGCGAGGATCGCGGCGGCCCCGGGGTCGTTGTCTGCGACCCATACGAGTTCGCCGCCGAACACGCGCTGCACGGCGTCGTCGAGGCCGCCGTAGCCGGTGCAGACGGAGCCGATGCGTACAGCCGGCCGACCGCTTGGGTGGCGGGTGTCAGGCATTGCCGCGCTCCTTGGGTGCGGGCATGTGGGCCCAGGTGGCACGGACCTTCTTGTCGTTGGCGTAGTTCTCGACGGTGGTGAGGCCGCGTGCGATGTCGGCGCGGCGTGTGCGGTACGCGGCGACCGCAAAGAGGGTGATGCCGAGGAGGCACCATCCGGCGACGACGATGACGGTCACAGGACGCCTCCCCAGGTGGTGGTGACGGTGATGTGCTGGCCGCAGCCTGGGCACGGGACGGCGAGTTCTTGCGCGGGGATCAACTCGTAGGCGGGCACCCACTCGACGACCGGCTCCGGGCGGCTGGGTGCGGGTTCGCCGCCGGTCACAGCCCAGCGGACGAGGAGGACCGCGGCGACGAACGTGAGGGCTTCGACGGCGAGGCCGGCGTGCGCGGTGCCGGTCATGTCGTGGCCTGCTTCGGGTCCTGGTAGCCGGGCTGCCAGCTGCTCGAGTCGACCGGCCGCGCGCCGGCGAGTCCGACGGCGTTGTCGTACTGCTTCTGCAGCTGATCTGCGCGTCGCTTCTCCCGCTTCAGCTCCGCCCGCAGCTGTCCGGCGAGGCTGTCGGAGGCGTCGGCTCGAGCGGCGGCAAGGTCTTCGGTGAGGCGTGTGTTGACGAGGGACACGGCGGTGTACTTCTCGTCGAGGTCCGTGTACTGGTGGAGGATCCGTTCCCGGTTGAAGACCGCGGTCTCCATGTTCTTGATCGCCTTGTTGCGTTGGGTACGGAGTCGGGCGGTTTCCGCGCGGGCGGCAGCAAGGTCGTCCTCGTGGCGGCGGCGGGAGATGAAGGGAAGCCTCATGCGGCACCGCCTGCCAGGCACAGCGGCCACGACCCGTCGATGACCGCGGTCGGGTCCTTCTGCCTCAGGTAGTCCTGGAAGGAGGCGGCCTGCTCCGCAGCCCACACGGTCTGTGCCTTGTGCAAGCCGTCGAGGTCGAGTTCCGCAAGGCGTGGATACCGGCTGCCCAGACGCCACGCGACCCGGCATGCGGCGATCGCGTCGGCGTCCGCGGAGTGCGCGCCGTCGAGGGGCACGTCATAGTGCGCGCACAGGTCAGTGAGGGTCCGCTTCCCCGGCCGGTACGTGTCGACCTGCTTGTCGAGAACGCGGGGATCGATCACCCGTAGGCGGCCCTCTTCGTAGTCCGCCAGCGGGAACACGCGATGCCGTCGGGCCTCACGATCCAGCATGGTCAGATCGAACGGCGCGTTCATCGCCACGATCGGGATGCCGGAGTTGAGGGCCTGCGCGAGGGCTTGGACGACCTGCTGAACGACCTCGCCCGCGGGCTGCCCTTCCGCCTTCGCCTGCTCGGTCGTGACGCCGTGCACTGCTGCGGCGGCTTCCGGGATGTCGACGCCGGGGTTGGCGAGCCAGGTCGTCGACTGGGTGGGGTGCTTGCCGCCGCACAGGACGACGCACGCGGTGACGATGCGATCGGTCTCGACGTCGACGCCGGTGGTCTCCAGGTCGAATCCGCAGAGACGGCCGAGATGCCAGCTCATGTGGTTCTCCGTTCAGGGGTTGGTGTGGTGTGCTGTGGGGTGGCCGACCCGCCTGATTTCGGCGGGCGGGTCGGCCACCACTTCGGAAGGGCTACTGGCCGGAACCGGGCTGTGCCGCGGCCGGCCACTGCGCCGGGGCGTGGTCCTCGTCGACGAACTCGCCCTCAATCGGGCCGTCCTCCTCGCCGTCGTCGCCGTCGTCCGGGAGGTCGGCGGAAGGCTGCGGCAGCGGCGGCGCGAACCCGGCCGGAAGTTCAGCGGCAACCTCGGCCTGTGCACGCATCTGCTCGCGCATGTACTCGGCGCTGGTGGGCACCCACTTGGCGAGGCGACGCGCGGCGGTCTTCAACCACATCGCTTCCTCGTTGGTGTTCCACGGGGAGAAGTCGCTGTTGCGGCCGTCGGACTTGGCCTTGGCGTCCATGACCTGCTGCCGGTTGAGGATGACGACCTTCGACGTGGCGCCGTCCTTCATGACGGCGTAGGCGTACACGCCGACGAGATCTCCGCGCTCGCCGCTGAACCAGTTCACGTCGTGCACGGGTCGTTCGTCACGGCCGATGACGTACCGGAACGTGTCGTTGGCTCGGACCGTCTCGACGACCACCGACGACACAGCGCCCGCGCGGTAGATCAGTTCGACGATGCCTTGGTAGCCGACGATGCCCTTGATGATTTTCTGGCCGCGGTGGGCTTTCGACTTGCGGGGCGTCAGGTAGAACTGCTCGGTGCCCGGCTCCAGGCCGAGACGGGCCGCGGTCTTCAGCTCCCGCAGGAACACGCCGACGTCGTTCTGTGCGGCCTGCTCGAGGTCGCGGTTGCCGCGGATGGCACCGACTGCGAGACGCACCCACATGTCGGCGTTGACGTGGGAGGGGACAAGCGCGGCGTATTCGGCCTTGTACTGCTCGACCATCGCGCCGGGGCTGTTGTCGCGGACGGCGACGGCGTTGGAGACGGTGTTGTCGGTCATCGGGCGTTCCTTCGGGTACGGGCCGGCATGAGGGAGTAGGTGGATCCGTTGCGGACCTGGCGGGTGGCGATCCGGGCGCGTTCGCACACAGCGCGCTGCCCGGTACCAATCGCGTCGAGGAGCAGGCCCTTGCAGGCAGTCAGCTCGTCCTCCGCCGCCCACGCCGCGTCCTGCGCCGCATAGAAGCGGTCACGCAGCAGCGTGGTGATCTCGACATCGATCGGGTCGAGACCCTCGGGGATCTCTCGGATCGCCTGATAGGTGGCGGAGTGGCCGTCGATGTCCGGACGGTTGTTGCGGGCGAGGTCGTCCATGAAGCGGGCGCCGGCCTCACGCAGGAGCAGGGCTTCGTCCGCGTCGTAGTCGACGGCGTACTCGCGGTATTCCGACCCGGCGATCAGTACGCCCACCCAGCAGCGGCGGGTGCCGGTGACGTCCATGTAGTGGAGGCACTGGGCGCGGTAGTGGACGGGGATTTGGTCGGTGCCCTCCTCGCCCCAGCCTTCGCTGTCGCGGGCGGTCTTCGCTTCGAAGAGGTCCGGTCCGGCGTGACGGTCGGGGTTGGCGATCTGCCACGGCCGGTCGGGGTGGCAGTAGGTGGGTGCGGGTGTGACGTCGAGGTCGGGGTGTTCGCGGGCGAAGCGGCGGCAGATGGCGGGCTCGTGTTCCTTGCCCCAGTACATTTCCTCGGATTCTTCGACGGGGGCGATGAGGTTCTTCTTGCGGTGCCAGAGGGAGAACGCCGACTCGTAGGGGGAGAGACCGAGGACGGCGGCGATCTCGCTGCCGCCGATGCCGTTGGCGCGGGCGGCGTGCCAGTCGTCGGAGCCGGGCTCGAAGTGGCCCAGGACGACCGGGCCGGCGGCCGGGGCTTCGGTCTGCACGGTGGCGGTCACCGGGCACCGCCGACGTAGCGGGCGTACACGCGGTACTCGCCGAACAGGGTGCGGGCTTCGGCTTCGTAGCCTCCGTCGGTGAACCCAGGCTTGAGGGAACGCCGAATCAGGTAGGCGGTCTGGCCCGCCATTCCTGGCGTTGCGTACCTGCCGAGGAGGGCCCAGACGCGCGGCCGTTCACGAAGTGCGGCGGCGAACGCGGTGAGGGACTCGGCCCGGCACAGCGGGTGCGGTGCGGGCTCTTCGAAGCGGACCGCGATCACGGGCGGTGCTGCGGCAGTCATCAGCTGTCCTTTCGGTGGCAGGGGCAGGGGCAGGGCAGCCACGCGAGAGCGGCGACCGTGGCGAAGCAGCCGGCTCCGATACAGGCGGCGGTCGCGCCGGTTGGGCTGGAGATGGGGAGGAGGGACGCCGCCCACGTCACGCTGGTGGCGATGACGAACACAGCGATCACGTAGACGGCCTGGAGGAGGCGGTACCTCACTGGCCACCGCCCACGGCCACGTACCGGCGGTTGTTCTGCGCGCCGTGCTCCTGCACGAACCCGCGCCGGGTGAGGTGTTGGAGGTCTTTGCGGGCTGTGGTCCGGCACACGCCCCAGCCGCGTTCGCGGTAGAGGCGGGCAACCTCGCCGGTCTTCCACACCCCGCCGTCCTCGCGGAGCACGGTGAGGAGGTTTTGGTGCCGCTGGTTTTCGACGGACACCCGCTGCCGGTCAACGAGAACCTTCATCGCCGCACTCACGAACCGTCACCCGTCTCGGTCCAGCCGCCGTGCTGCCAGTCGTCCGGGTCGAGGGCGATGGCGTACCAGTGATGGACGCCATCGACGCCGTAGACGGGGGCGAACTTCCAGCCGAGCGCCCGCCGCTCACCGGTACCGGGGCCAGCGCTGATGATGTCGCACCGGAACTTCAATGTGCCGCTGGCGTAGACGTGGCCCGGCCGGAAGAAGTCCGCCGGGGCGTCGGAGAGTTCGTCCTTGACCAGGCCGGACCGTTCGATCACCGCGGTAGCCGCGGCAAGGTATTGCGACACCAGCAGCAGCGCGCCCGACAGATCGTCAGTCAGCCGCCACTCGCCGATACGCGCCCCCAGGACGTGCAGTTCGTGCCGCCCGGCCGCGCCTTTCAGCCAGATCAGTTCGCGCGGCGACAGCGGGTCGCCCGTACCCTGCCGAATCTCTGCGATCCGCTGATCGGCCGGGATGGATGCGGGGCACCAGGTGGGGTGCGCGGTCTCGTCGCAGGAGCAGACGCGCTCGGCGTAGATCGTTGCCGCGCGTTCCGGGTTGGCGATCCCATCCAAGCCGTCCTCGGCCAGCTCGGGGTTCTCTTCGACGAACTTGTCCGCCGCCGCGTCTCCGGCCGAGTAGCGCAGCAGGAACAGGAAGTCCGACAGTGCCTTCGCGCGTACCTCGGCCGCGTGCGCGTCCAGCATCTCCTCAGCGACGGCCTTTGCTTGCGTGTCGTCCGCGCTGGGCACCGCCCACCACAGACGCTCAGCAATCCGCTCCCGGGCGTTCACACCGCACCGCCAGGGGTCTGCTCGGCGTCCGCGTTCAGCAGGGCCACCAGGTACGCGGCCACGTCCGCCGAGTAGGTGTCGAACTGCGGCCACGGGCAGCAGTCGTAGACGCCGTCCTCGTCGCGGATCGGACCGCCCGGATAGTCGTCGATCATGTGGAGGGCGTCGCTGCGCTCACCCGCACACACGGGAGCGACACCGGTCGGGGACTCGCTGTCAGTGATGACCACCCGCCACCTCGGGTGATCGACACCCGTGTCCTGCCGAAGGATCTTGGCGACCTCGGCACGCGCCTTCACGAGGGCCGCGTTCGTCGACTGGGCGTTCATGCGGTCCTCCTCGCGGGCTGCGTGGGGACCCGACGGAGCGGGTTGAACCGGCCCAACTTGTCGGCCACCCGCATCGCCTCCGTCACCAGACGGCGAGTGGTCGTCGCGTCGATCTCGATGCGGGCCGTGTCCATCGACGCCACGCCTTCCACGTCCTCCACGGCGGCGTCCAGTTCGCCCTCCGTGCGCGGGCCCTGCACCACCTCCGCGAGATAGTCGAGCCGGGCGATCACGTCGTCACGGGTGTCGGGGTCCCCCCACCCGGCGACCAGCTGCACGAGCGTGTCCGTGCGGATCTGGTCGACGCGGAGCAGGCCCTTCAGGTGATCGGGGCGAAGCTCGAAGCTGAGATCCGGGTTCGTCGACGTGGGTTCGATGCGCTTCACGAAAGCGCTCCCTTCGGGGAAGTCGTGAGGAGAAGAACGAGAGCCGCCGTGTCCCGGCAGGCATCACCCGCAGCCGTCTTCAGGCGCGGCCAAGCGAGGAGCAGCCAGCAGCCGGACGGAGTGGCCAACACCCGATCCACCGGCCGCGACAACAGCAGCCGACGTGCGGCCGGCCGGGGGTCGAAGTCGCACGGGTCCGCGTCCACTAGCAGGAAGAACGGGACCGAGCACGCCTCGAACACCGCGACGGCCAGGCACAGCATCTGCAACCAATCCGCGAGCGACGGCGGTTGGCCGCTCACGAGGTGGCCCCATGCGCACGAACCGCGTGACGGTGAAGCTCTTCCTCCGCCGACCCGTCATCCACATGCCAGACCGACGTCTCCCAGCCGCACGTCTTGCACCGGCAGGACACCTTGGCGCTCTGCGTGTGCACCGACCGCCAGTACGAGCCACCGCCGAACGGGTCCGTCTCCGAGGTGTAGCCGTGGCAGTCGGAGGCCTCGCACTGGTACGGGTCGAAGACCGGAGCGAACGGACGCCACTCGTCATCCACCGGGCACCGGCACACGGCCTTACGGGCATTCCGGCGGGCCAGCATGCGGGCCTTGATCTGCGCTTCCGTCGGCCGCTCCCAGGCGTGCATGCCGCGTCCGGGCAGGTACATCCGGCCGTGAGGCCCCGGGAATCCGCACCAGCGGCAGCCGAACGGAGTCGGCGGACGACCATCAGGCCAGCGGACGTAGCCGGTCACAGCGCGCCACCCAGCTCGGGCAGGTCGTGACCCAGCCGATACGGGTGGTACAGCGGCGAATCATGCGGGTCCTCCAGCGACCGGCGATCCACCCGCACCGCCTGCGACGGCGCGAGCCTTACTGTGACCCCGTCAAACTCCGACCCATCCAGCCGATGCCCCGCGCCCGGTGTCCGCCACTCCGCGCACACCTTCTCCACTGCCGCCAACACCTCGCGGTCCGGCACCTCGGGATCCGACTGCCACCGGCCCATCGCCGCCGACACCAGATCAGCGAGGAACCCGTGCAGGTCGTGGTCCGACATCACGTGCGCCCACGGCAACGCCAGCGGCACCGGGCCTGCGGGCATCGGCAGCGCACCCAGCTCGCGCACCGCATCCTCGACCGTCTCGATCGGCTCACTCATGACCGGACCGCCTGACGGATCCAGTCCATGACCAGCTCGCCCGCCGGAACCGGCACCGACACATGCACCAGCACCGCCGACCCGTCCTCACGCGGCTCCGTGCGCGTGTGCAGCGTCCACAACTCCACACCCTCAAACTCCGGGCTCACATGAACCTCGCCCCCGAGAGCGCGCAGCCACTCACCGAGGTCGTCGACATCCGCGACCATCACATGCACCGACCCCGCCCGCGGGATCCGCACCGGAGCCGGCAGACTCGCGCGGTCGATCAGGCAGTCAACGGTGAACGCGTTGCGGTTCTGCGCCAGCGCGCGCGCCTTCTCCGCGTCCGGCAGCGGCGCTTTCGGCAGGGTCATCACCAGCGTGGTGTGACCGGGAAGGCCAGTAGGGGTCATACTCATTGCGATCCACTCCTTGCTTTGCTTCGGTGGGTCTGGGCTCGTCACCGGGGGCGTCCGGGGCGGGCCCGCTTTCGTTCGGGCGGTGGAGTCTCAGCCCGTCGGGGCGAGCTCCTGCGCGTCTTCGGTCGACCACGACCGTGCGTCCGTCGCGTTCTGGGTGTGCCAGGCCTGGCACTTCGCCAGGTCGTATCGGCGTCCCTGGCCGGCGAACGGCTCGTCCGGCATGCCGGCCTTCCGCCACTGGTCGATCTGCCAGGTGGAGACGCCGTAGTACGTCTCGATCTCGCGCTGGGTGAGCAGGGGAACGAGCCCGGCCGGGAGGGGGACGCGGCGCTCATGCTTCGTTCGCTGCATCAGACCTTGACCTTTCTACTGTTGAAGTTGAATCTGGGGGCGTGAAAAACGGGGGGTCGAAGAGGTCCTGGAGGGGGGCGTTCGTGCGCCGGTGGAGTGCTACGGCGACGACCCAGGCTGTGGTCCACTCGCAGCGGTCGCGAGCGCTCTTGCCGCGAGAGGTGAGGCGGCCGACGGTGGAGGCGCTGACGCCTTTGCCGTCGGGGTCCACGTCCTTCGTCGCCTCGGCGAGTTCCTCGATGGTGAGGTGGGCTCGGTCCATGGCTTCTCTGAGTGGCTTGCCTTCGCCCTTGCGGGTGAGTTTCGGCATGTGTTCCCCGTACCAGGTGGTGGTGGGTTCGTCCCGTTCTCCGAGGCGATGAAACATTTCTACAGTTGAAGTTGAACCCTGTCAACGGGAAGTGCCGAGAAGTACTGAGAAGCTTCCCGTTGGTGATGGCTGAGCGTAGGGTCTCCGGTGCGGGTAGTGAACCGCATATGCCACTACGCGTAACGCCGCCGTCGCGCGCCGCACACCTTTGCGCCACGCTTCTACTTTCGCTTGCTTAAAGTAGAAGCGGCAGGGCAGTCTAGGCGCGTGGAGACCGAAGGTAACCCCCCAGTCGAGGACTTCGCGCAGGCGCTCGCTGCCCTCAAGGACGAATACGGGGTCAACGACAGCGACATCGCGAAGGCCGTCGGCGTCTCCTCGGCAGCCGTCGGCACCTGGGTGCACCGGCAGAAGAAGCCCCGCCGCGCCTCGGTCGTCGCCCTCGCGAAGGCCTTCCCGAAGTTCACCGAGGACCGCCTGTTCAGCGCGCTCGGCCGGGAGACTCCCGGCCCCATCAGCGCCAGCAGGGAAGAGGCCCTCTTCGAGCTGTTCCGTGAACTGACCGTGGAGCAGCAGGAGATGAAAGAGATCGAGATGCGCGCGCTCGCGGAGCGCAACCGTTCCAAGTTCTCGTGAGTCTCCGTTAGACCGCCTATCTCACTCCAAGTGAGATCGCGGCAACCATTTGTTCAACATCGGTCGCATATATCTCCGCATGGGGGTACGGTCGTCCCCACGGCCGATGCCCTCCCCCTCGGCCGCAGGAACCCGCCCAGCCTGCGATTCCGGGGGTCACGCATGTGCGTCCGCATCCGCTTCACAGCCCACTCCACTGCGCCGATCTACGACGGCGCTGGGCTGATCACCCTTCCTGCATCCATCGCCACTTCACGCAGGGTCACCGCCGTCCGTGCGGTTCTCTCTGAACTTCACGTCATTCAACCCGAGTTGGGTGCAGTCTGCTGGTGCGGGGAGACGATTCTTCTCCTCCCCGCAGTACCTCAGCAGCGAAGGAGCGAGCAGGTGGTGAAGCATGGGGCGTAGCGCCTCGAACAATCCGCGGCAGATCCGCGTGAAGACATGCGGATGCCAGGACTGCATGACCACATACCCGCCCGAGAACGGGAACCCCGAGCGTCGCCGACGCCGGGACTGCGCCGGTCCGTGGCAGGCCCGATACCGGGACCCGTCAGGGAAGCAGAAAGCGAAGAACTTCCCCATCGCAGCCGGCGGGAAGAAGGCGGCCGAGGCGTTCCTCGACAAGACGCGGACGAAGGTTCGCGAGCGGACGTATGGGGACCCCAAGCGCGGCGAGATCACTCTCGCCGACTGGTGGGAGAAGTGGTGGGAAGCCCAGCCCGATCGGGCCGTCACGACGACGAACAGGAAGCTGTCCAACTGGAACGCCCACATCAAGCCCAAGTGGGGCCAGTGGCGGCTGTGCGACCTGGAGTACATCGAGCTCCAGGCGTGGCTCACGAAGGAGGTGAAGGGCTATCACACCCGGAAGAAGGTGTGCGAGGTCCTCAACCAGATGCTGCGGGCCGCGGTGAAGGACGGCCGACGTATCCCCTTCAACCCGGCCGCAGACCTCGAGGTCGGCGAGGCTCCGGCCAAGCACCCAGATGATTTGCGGCCGCCGACGCGTGAGCAGGTCGCGCTCATCGTGGAGCAGTTGCCGATGTACTACCGGCCGTTGGTGGTGTTCCTGGAGAACACGGGGATGCGGTGGGGTGAGGCGACGGGGCTTCGGTGGGAGAACGTGGACCTCGAGGCTCAGCACCTCAAGGTGAAGGAAGTGCTCAGCGAGGACGACGGGAAGTTGTTCCGGAAGGCGGCGCCCAAGAGCGTGGCCGGTTTCCGGACTGTGCCGGTGACGCCTCAAGCGGCCGACGCGGTGCGGACGATGGCGGCTCGGTGGCGGCCGGCGGAGTCGGTGACGCCCATCGGCGATGACCCCTACGATCTGGTGCCGGCCGAGCTGGTGTTCCGGGGGCCGCAGGGCGGCGTGCTGACGCGGCACAACTTTCGTCGTGTGTGGGTGCCGGCCATTCAGGAGGCGGGCCTGGCACGGCAGGTGAAGAACCCGGAGACGGGTCGTATGGAGTGGTGGCCGCGGGTGCACGACTTGAGGCATGTGTTTGCGACGTGGTTGAAGGATCTGGGGATTCCGGAGAAGGATGCGCAGGCGGTCATGGGTCATGAGCGTGGGTCGAAGGTGACGTGGATTTACCAGCATGCGCCGGAGGATGTGGCGGCGAAGGTGCGGGCTCGGATGGCGCCGGAGTCGGAGGGTGTTCGAGTGCTGAGGGCGGTGTGACGGGGTGGAGTCCACGCGGAGTCCACATGGAGTCCACAACGCCCCCTTGAAGGTTCGGGGGCGTTCTCGTTGCTTCCTGTTTCCGCAGGTCAGGGGAACTCTCGGAAGTTCGCGTAACTCCTCGGAAGTTCGTGACTGTCGGTCACGTTCTCTCCTAAAGCGGGTGTCGCAGGTTCGAATCCTGCCGGGGGCACAGCTTGCATAGCGGGTCAGAGTGGGTGCAGGCCCCTCGTTCTATTCGAACGGGGGGCCTGTTCCATGATCAGAGTCCACATGGAGTCCACACACCCACGTGATCTTTCTGCAGCTCACCCATACGAGGGACTGGACTGCGTTCAAACAGCACGTAGAGTGGCCCGCACGAGAGGGGCAGGCGTGCTCCCCACACGCGCCTGAGACGTGCTTCTCGTAGGCCTGCACGGTGCCCCTGGGGAGGACGGCCCGGCAGGCAGAGGGCCCCCATCGGTGATATCGGTGGGGGCCTTCTTGCGTACAAGGTAGACCGCCCCGACACCTGATGGTGTCGGGGCGGGACGCTTTGACCGAGTCTTAGCGTCTAACGGCCGAAGGGCGGAGACGTGTACGCCCGCCGGCCGCTTCGGTCCCGCGCGGCCTGCATCACCCGATCCGGCGCGCGGCGTCTGTCCAGTTAACCTCAGCCAAGATCATTAAATTTGCCTGGCTGGTGGGGTGAGCGGCCTGCCGTCGGCAACGGGGAGCCGATACGGCAGGCCGCTCGTGCCCGGGGCCCGCAACAGGGGGGTGCGGGGGCCGGGCAGTCAGTGGGGTATTGGTGCCGGTTTCGGCTGGCGCGGGGTCTGGTGGTAGTAGACGGTGGGGCGGGCTCCGGACATCGAGTCGGGGATGACCGTCTCGTAGGGCTCGCCGGGCTGGATCGGCTTGCCGCAGCGGGCGCAGATCATCGGTACTCCCGCATCAAAGCGCGGAGTGCGACGCCGGTTTCGCAGCGGTCGACGTCGTCGACGCACGGTTCGCATGTGGGCGCGTGGTCCATCAGGGTGAGGTAGGCCTGCTGGTGGACGCACTTGCGGCAGGCGCGGGGGAATGCGGTGATGCCGTCGGTGCGGCGTTCCCCGAGGTTTACGGCGGTCGCTGTGTCGAGGATGGTCTCGCACCACACGCAGGTCGCGCCGCGTACCTGGGACGCGAGCAGTCCGCTGAGGGTGGGCAGGTCCAGTAGGGCTAGTGCGGTCATCTGTTCGGTGTTCATGGGCATCGTCGCTTTCTCCGACCCGACTCGGTGAAGGACCACCATCCTGTGGCGTGCAATTGCGCGAAGGCCATGTAACGGCTACATGGCGTGGGCGTATGGTCGCTCCATGAGTCGTCGGGAACTCTGGGCGGACGGCCGCCTGCGTGCAGCGTGGGCAGGCCGTGACTGGCCCACGCTCATCCGCCGGTACCGGGCCCTGGCGGGCATCTCACAGCAGCGCTTCGGTGAACTGGTGGGGATGGACCAGGGCTACGTGTCACGCCTCGAGCACGGGCGGGCGCGGGTGACCAGTGAAACGGTCGTCGCCCGGTTCGTGGAAGGACTCGGCGTGCCAGGAGAACTCGGCGGCGTGCGCACCACAGACGGCGGGCAGGAGTGGGGGCCGGGGGCGGAGCTTCGGGAGCGGATCGCTCACGCTCACACCAGCGGCCGCACCGACCTGCGGACCGCGGAATGGATCGGCCGGGTCCTCGCCGAACACCGGCGCGCGGAGGATGAGGTCGGCGGGCGGGCACTGTGGCCCATCGTCCGTTCCCAGTTGGACACGGTCACCCAGCTCATCCCCCACGCCGCCGGTGAGACCGCGGACCGGCTCATGCTGCTCGCCGCCGAGCACGCGCACTGGCTGTCGTGGGTGGCGTGGCAGGAGTCGAAGCGCGGGCCGGCGCTCGCGTGGATTGATCTCGCGCACGGGTGGGCTGTCGATGGGGGGCATGCGGATATGGCGTCGTGGGCGCAGCGGGTGCGTGCTCACTACAGCCTCACGGGTGGGGATCCGGTGCGCGCCCTGCGGACGGCGGAGGCTGCACGGTATGTGGGGTCGCGTCCGTTGTCGCCTGCGGCGGAGTCTGTCGCGGTGCATCAGGCGGCGATGGCTGCTGCGGCGTGTTCGGAGCGGGGCCTGGCGAAGCGGTGGGCGGACGAGGCGCACGAGTTGGCGTTGCGGGTTCCCGCGGTGGAGGAGCGGCCGGGTTGGCTGTACTGGCTGGATCCGGCGCGGGCAGCGCTGCAGCGGGCGGACGCCTCGTATGCGTGCCGGGATTGGGCGGATGCTGCGGCCCGGTTTGAGGCGGTGTTGCCTGCGCTGGCCGGGTATCCGCGGGATCACGCCTATTTTCAGGCCCGGTTTGAGGATGCCCGGCAGCGGGCTTAGGCGAGGGTGCAGCGCAGGATGATCGGCTGTTCCCCGTCGGCGAGACGCGCAGCGATGGCGGCTTCCACCTCATGCCGGGGGGGCCCGGTGCTGATGTCCTGCCCGCTGACGGTGGTCACCTGTTCGGGGTCGGACAGGTCGAACTCTTCCTCGCGGAGGATCAGGTCGGCCGGCTCGTAGTCGTCGGGGCCGACTCCGGGGGGCAGGATGCGGTATCTCACGAGGTAGCGGGTCATGGTCGTTTCTGCTCCCGACAGTAGGGCGCCCCGGGTGTCGGGACCCGGGGCGATGGGGTTGAGCATAGTGGGGGTGGGTGCGGGCTGTCTGCGGTGCCGGTCGGGATTCGGCCGGGTGGGGGTGAGTGGATGGGTGTGCGGATCATTAGGCTGAGGGCATGCCCCCCACTCTTGCGGCCTGTGGTCGTGTGCGTCCTGCTGCGGTCGTGAATGAGTCGATCCGTGCGCTTGTTGTGGGTGCGGCGGGCAGGGAGTGGCGGCAGGCGGAGCGGGCGTTGTATGGGCTGTTGTTGGAGGAGTGGGAGGCCGCGATGCGGGGTGAGGTGGTGGAGGCGGCGTAGATGCTATGCACCCCTGCATTGACATTGCCTATGCGGGGGTGCATAGTTCTTGGTGTAGGGACAACCCAACCAGCCACCAGGGGGAAACCATGTTCGACGAATTCGGCCAGCGCTACCGCGACAACGAGGGCAGCACCTTCATCGTCATCGAACCCCGCACCGCCGACGAACGCCACGCCCTCCTCATGGAGGACTTCGAAATCCTCACCAACCCCGACGACTTCGAGTGGGCCGCCTCCCACATCACCGACCAGCACATCAACCAGCCCGTCCGCATCGAGGACAACCCAGAGATGACCCGCATCGTCCGCAAGCGTGCCGACGAAGAGCAGGTCAAGGCGGACATCATGGCCCGGGTGCCCGGCAACGAGTACCGCCGGTTCTTCAACGCCATGCACGACGTCCGGTCATGCAGCAAAGCCATCGCCGACGCACAGGGGACGGTCGCCCGCTACTCCGCGATCCGCGCCCGGGAGCTGCAGAAGATGGTCGACATCATCGGCAGCCAGACCGCCGTGGCCCGCCTCCTCGGCATGAACCAGTCCACCCTCAGCCGCGCACTCCGCCCCCGCACCGCCGACTGACAACACAGCGGCCGAGGCGGCGTAGGCCTCACGCGTACTGGCGGCGCTGCGGATCCAACGCCAACGCCTGCGGCGACCGACCATCACCACCATCCGGAACGGGAACGTCGTCACGGCGACACACCAACGCATCCGGGTCATAGGCAGGAACCTGCAAGCTGTAGCCGGTCGGGCAGGCCGGCCCGGGTGGCCCCTGCTCGCCGTCGTCGCCCGGCACGCCCTGCGGACCAGCCGGACCCGGTGCACCCTGCGGTCCCGTCGCGCCGGCCGGCCCCGTCGCGCCTACCGGGCCCGGTTTCCCGGACGGCCCGGGACTGCCCGGGATCCCGTTCTTGCCGGGGGTACCTGGCGGTCCGGGTGGTCCGGGGATCGGCACCGGGACTTCGGCTCGCGCCGGGAGGTCCTCCACGGCCGTCGTCGGATCGGGGGCGACTGGCTCTGCGCCTTCCGCCTGGACCTGCGCCCGCAAGGCCCGCACGTCACCGGCGAGCGTCGACACGGCAGCCCCCCGCAGGTTCGCTTCCTCCTCGAGGCGGTCGGCGAGTTCGGCGCGGTCGACCATCAGCCATGCCACCGCTGCTGCGCCGCCTGCGCACAGCAGGACAGCGATCGTCCACAGTCCGTGGCGGGCCCGGTACAAGACGCCCTGCGTTCGTGTCACGGTGTGCCCCCCAGTTGCTGCACCAGCAGTCGCAGCCGCGCGTTCTCCAGCTCGAGGAGGTCGGCTCGCTGCTCGGCCTTCGCCTGGTCGGCTTCCGCCTTGTCGCGCTCCGCGACGAGGCGCTGCGTCAGGCTGTCGTATCCCGTCACCGCGCTGGCCTCCCTGGCCGCCCTGGTTGCGCCGCGGTTGCCGTACATGGCGGCCGCTGCGGCCAGGGGTCCGGCGATCAGAGCGCCGATCGCCGTCACCATGGCCGCGTCCACGCCGCCACCTCCCCGACGCGTTCATGGGGCAGGTCAAACCGCCTGGGTGGTGTGGGGGTGTGGCGTCATCGGGATCCTCCCGTGTGGTGTGGGTCCTTTTCAGCGGGAGTGTGGCATGTGGGGCGGCCGGTTCTTTCCGGCCGTGGTGGCTGTTTGACTCCTTCCGCATACTGGTATTCAGCCGACCGGGCAAGTGAATGCGAGGTTGTCATGGAGCAGATCGTGCAGCGGCGACCCGGGCGTCCCCGCGACCCCCAAGTGGCGGCCCGCGACGAAACCGTGTATCGGCTCATCGCTGCTGGCACCGGATCCCGCAGTGACCTCGCCGCCGCAACCGGCCTCGACCGGGCCACCGTGCAGCTCTCCTGCCAGCGCCTGCACCGGGCGGGCCGCATCCGTAAATGTTTGGCGGACACCGTCATCTGGTTGGTCGCCGACGGCACGCCCTGCCCCTGAGGAGACGGCCATGTCGGAGTTCCTCGAGCAGCGGATCGTTGCTGCGATCGTCATCAGTGCCGAGTCCACCGCGTGGCAGGAAGACGCCCCGTGTGCGACCGCGTCTTTCGATTTCGTGCCCGACGTGGAGACCGATGACGGTGTGGTCGAGGCGCAGCAGTGGTGCCGTGCCTGCCCGGTCCGCACCACGTGTCTGGCGTGGGCGATGGTCCACGGCGCGGAAGGCTACTGGGGCGGAACCACCACCTACCAGCGCAACCAGCTGCGGCGGGTCCGTACCCGCGCGAAGTGCCCCCTCTGTCTGGGGACGGCACTGGTGTACGAGGACCCGCACGAACTGTGCCTCGGGTGTGGGGTGTCGTGGGTGCGGGACGTGCGTGAACAGCCGATCGCCGCTACACCACTACCCGCGCCCGCCGCGTAGTCTGCGGTCACCACCATCAAGCACCGGAGGCATCATGGGCATGTCCACGCACGTCGAAGGGTTCGTTCCGCCGGACGGGCAATGGCAGCAGATGAAGGCCGTATGGGACGCCTGCGCCGCGGCCGGAATCGACCCGCCCTCCGAGGTGGATGAGTTCTTCGACGGGCAGGAGCCTGACCCGAATGGCCAAGAGGTCGAGATCCCGCATCAGGACTGGCAGAACGGTCACAGTCAAGGAGTCGAGATCAAGACCGAGGACATTCCCAAGAACGTCAAGGTGATCCGCTTCTACAACTCGTGGTGAGCGGCCCTACGCCGGGACCGCCGTCCGGGGCGTAGCGTGTTGCAGGTCGTGGGCGTGCTGCCAAGCCTCCGCCCACCTCCATGCATGCAGGGACAGCCGTAGCTGTTCGGCGACCGCGCGCCCCGCCTCCGACAACTCCTGCCGCAACCCGGCCGAATCCCGCAGTCGCTTCAACTCCCGATACCAAGACCGCGGCCGATCCGCCAGGACGCCCGCGCCCATCGCATGCAGCCGCTTGTACTCGGCGCGAGGGCTTGCCACCCACGGCACACCACAAGCGGACATCTCGAGCGGCTTGAGCCACGACTTCGCGCCGTTGAAGCGGGTGTCCGCCAGCGGGGCAATCCCGACCCCCAACGAGGCAACCGCGGACGGCCACTGTTCGATCGGCACCCCGCCACCCGCAGGATCCTGCCCGAGCCCGAACGCCTTCCCCGCACCCGACGGGTCGCCCCGCATCACGAACTGCGCGCCCTCATCCACCAGTCGCGCCACCGCCCCGCCCACCACCTCCGGATCGTTCGGGTGCGAGTGGAACGAGCCCGGCCAACCCACCACATCCGAATCGACACGGGGCAGACCGTAGTAGTGATCCGGCAGATAGTTCGGCAACACCACCCCCCTACCGTGCCGGGCATACACGCCCAACAGAGCAGGCGTCGACACCGTCACCAGCGTCGCATCCCTGCACGCCCGCTGCAGGTTGTGCCACGAGTGGACGCCGCGGCCCGGCCGGTGCATCGCCCATGCCGGGTTCGACGGATGAATCGACGACAGGTCATCGTCGACGTCCACGACGACGGCGACGCCTTTCGCCCGCAGGATGCTCACGGCCTGCGCCATGTAGGCGTGCGTGACCCGCTGCAGCACGACCACGTCCACATCGTCGATGAGGACGTCACGGACCGTGTCGCGTTCCATGACCAAGCGCACCGCACGATGGCCCTGGGCGACGACCCGCACGTCATGCCCGGCCGCCGCACACTGCTCGCCGGGCCAGATGATGCGGAGGCTGCCACAGCCCCAGGCGTCAGAGGGGTAGGCGCGGACCTTCACTCGCTGCCGGCCTTCCGGGTCCGCCGCACCACCGGCCGCGACTCCTCATCCGCGGTCGCCGTGGGCGCGGTGGGTGTGGCGGTGAGACGGTCCACGATCGCGCGGAGCGCGGCCACCTCCTTCTCCAGCGCGGCCAGCCGGCCCGCATCCTCGACAGCCGGCGCAGGCGTTGCGGCGGCGGCGAGTTCCTCGCGGGCGAGGTGACGGATTCGTGCGTCAAGAGCACTCATGCCTGCGTCTCCTTCTTGTTCGGGACAGCCCACGTCAGACCCAGCGTCGCCAGGACCGCGGCGACCGCTGTGAGGGCTTCCTGTGTGGTGATCTGGTTGTCGGCCAGCGCCGTTCCCAGCGATGCGGCGCCCGCGGCTACGCCGGCGACGATGGCCTTCGCGTACTTCGACACCTGCATGGTCAGGACTCCTTCTTGCCGTTCGCGCTCGATGCTCCAGCCGGTCCCTTCGGCGGGGTGCCGGGGCGGACGCCCTTCATCTGCTCGCGCTGCTGTGGGGTGGGATAACCCATGGTCAGGACCCCTTGGTCTTCTGGGCGGCGGCGAGTTCGGCGACGGTTTTCTGTGTGTCGCGGACGCGGCGGATCAGGTCGGCGAAGAGGGTGCGGCCGGACCAGTAGTGGCCGGGGTGGTTGACGTCGGGGCTGTAGTCGGCGGCGTCGGTCGGGGCGAGGTATACGCCGTCGGCTTTCGCCATCTTCTGCCAGACCGCGTTCGCGATGCGTTCCACGTCGGCGTCGGACAAGGCCATGGCGGGCTCCTCGGGGGTGGGGGTGTTGCCCTTGGCGTAGGCGATCAGGCGGGGGAAGTCGATGTTGCCGGGGTCGCCGTGGTCGTTCTCGGGGACGTGCATGTGGCCGCAGATGCCGTTGAAGTTCTCCCACTGGGTGAAGCTCATGCGGGCTTTGCTGCCTGCTGCGCCGGACTGCGGGTACGGGAGCCACAGGGCGGGCCCGGTGAGGGGGATGTTGTGGTTGGTGTGCGTCCAGGCGAGGAAGTCCGCCACGCCGCGCAGTGCCCAGTCGGGGGCTTCGGGCCAGTAGATGTGCGCATACCCGGCCTTCGTCCAATTCGCGTGGGTGGCGGGGTCGCACGTCCCGACGAGTTCGACCTGCACGACGTTGAGGGTGTTCGTCTCCACCCCACCGCGCAGGTTGCGGAGGGCGCGGGAGGAGCGGTCGATGTCGAAGTGCTGAAACCACTTCAGCTTCTTCGCCGCGAAGTCCGGGACCGCGGTGAGGTTCGGTGCGACCGCGCCACCGTCGTAGTCGGGCAGGGTCGTGCCCTCGGTGGTGTGGAGGACGACGACGTTGACCTCCATCAAGTCGCCGCCGAAGTCGTCCTGATACCAGGCGCTGAGCGACGCGCCGGGGTACTTCTGCGGTCCTGTCGCCATGGCTCAGGCGCTCCCTTCCCGTATGCGGTCGATCATGAGCGCGCCGTATGGCTTGTCGACGGTGATGTACTGCGTCGGCGTCAGACCGGTCGTGCGGTGCGCGCTGGCCCGGAACACGACCGTCGCCCGGTGCCCCGGGATCCAGTCATCGGGGATGCGGTACATGCAGAACGACTGTCCCGGCATGTGATGCATGCTGCCGTTCGGCAGGATGTTCTCCCCATTGAGGGGACTGATCCGCCGCCACGACAGACCGGACGCGCCGAGGCCGTCGTCGACGTCGTACAGCCAGATGTGCCAGCCGATCCCGGTGACCTGCCCGGTGTCGTTGGTCCACCGGCCGAACGCATGGACCTTCAGGTAGTCGCCCGCGTCGACGGGCAGCACCTTCCGCAGCATGACGGCGTACAGGTCGGGGTCGCCGTCGTTGATCTCCAGCTTCGTCGCGGGGACCTCGTCGGTGTAGTACGTGCCGAGGACGATCGGGTTCTCGATGTCGTATATGGCCAGGTCGGGATACACGGGGCGTCCTCCTACAGGGACATGACGGTGATGGACCGGTTCGCGAACGTGCCCGTGTTGCCGCTCACCCGGTACTGCATGGTGAACGTGTTCGAGCCCGGCGTGAGGGTGACCTTCGCGGTGAACCCGGCGCGCATGAAGTCGTTGTTCGTGGCGGCGTTGAAGCGGAGCGCGTCCACGTCAGAGGAGGCGATCGCCGTCGCCCCCGACACCGCGAAACTCATATGAGAAGACGCACCGGCCGTGCTGTTCTGAATGAACGCGGAGCACCACACGATCGCCGCCGGCCCGGTGGTGATCGTCACGGACGGGCCGACCGTGGACAGGTCGGTGTAGGTCACCGACGTTGTGGTCTGTGAGGTGGATACCGCCGCGGTTTCCAGGGGGCGTTCGGCGATGGAGTTCGCGCCGGTCGTCACGAAGATCCTGCCCGCCGCCGTTGCTTTCGCCGGGGCCGTCTCACCAAGGTTGTCCCGGATGTGCGTATTGAACTGCGCAGCCGTGAATACGGTATTCGCGACCGCCGTCATGGGCGCCGTCCAGGCCATCACGCCACCTCACTCGTGGGCACGCCGTGTTCGGCGTTCTCGTCCCGTAGTTGTCCCACGGTTTGCCCGTCAGGGATTCCGAAGCGAACCGCAGTGTCATGGCCGGCCGGATACCAGTTCCGGGTGTGCGGGATCGGCCGCAACTCCAGGACCGCCATCAGCTCCGCCTCGTCCGGCGGCCATTCGATGTGGGGTGTGGCGGCCTTGCAGTACGAGCAGTGAAACAGCGTGCGTCGCCTCGTTCGCGGGCCGCCTTTGCGTTGCGCCTCATACAGTTGCTCGGTGCCGCCGCAGCCTTGCGGGCAGTCCGCGACCCACATGCCGCTGTACACGTAGGCGCGGGCCGTCGCCGTCAGCAGTAGCATCCCGTCTCCTCAGGTTCCGAACTCGTTGGTGTCGAACTCCGACTGGCTGTCCCAGATCCAGATCGTGTCGGGGTCGTCGGCGGCGATCGGGTCGAAGAACCCGTCATCGAATCCGGCGCCGGTCTTGTCGAACGTGAAAGGGTTCTTGTTCGGTGCGTCGCGTTCCTTTTCGCAGCCGAATACGACGGCGTGGATCGGCGGCCGGTCGGGGTCGATGCGGGTGATGGTGTGTTCGATCTGCTCGACGAAGAATCCTGCGTTCAGGCCGAGTTCGTTGTTGCGGATGGTGATGAGGTCGGACAGGGCGCGGGTGAAGATCTGCTCCAGATGCTGTGTGTCTTGGGCGACGATCCGCATGGACACCAGCGGCCGGCGGCTCGCGTACTGGGCGACGATCACCTCGGAGACGGCTTCGACGTCGTTGGCGGTGGCGAGGGGAATGTCTTGGGGGTAGGTCCGCAGCCCGTTGACGGTGATGGAGGCGGGGTCTTGTTCGCGGATCTGTATGGTTCGGCCGACGGGTACGGCGCGGGCGCGGAGCTGCATCGACAGGACGGTTGCCGGGCCGCCCGCGGAGGTGACGCGGATGATGGTCGACTGCCCGGAGTCCCGTGTCAGGGTCGCGGTGACGGTGCCGGTGCCGGTGTACACGATGTCCGGGTCGTCGCCGGTCGCGGTGGGTGCGACGGCGTTGAGGAACGGATCCGAGGCGACGGCTTTGATCTCCAGGGTTTGGCCGGTGAGGATGGAGAACGGGGACTCTGTCGACCACACCGCGGACAGGTCGGGGTTTTGTGCGCGCTGGTCGACGTCTTGGAGGACGTCGTTGACGATGTCGCGCCAGCCGTGCTGGTACACGAACGGCGCGGTGTAGTCGAACGTCATGTCGCCCCCTTATGCGGCCACAGTCCAGGTGGACGCGCTGGTGGACGTGTTGCTGGACATGGTGATCGTTGAGGGGAGTGCCGTCTGTGCCGTGGCTCCGACCGCGTGACGCAGGTCTGCGCCGGTGGTGTTCGCGTTGTAGGTGGTCTGGAGTCCGGGGCTGGATGCGCCGGTGGGCGGGGTGGTGCCCACGGAGAGCACGGCGACGTAGTAGTAGTCGGATGTGGTGATGGCGAGGGGGGCGGTGAGTGCGGGCAGTTTGAAGCCGGTGGACGTCCAGTTGCCGGACTGGTCTGCGGTCTGGGCGAGGAGGGTTCCGGCCGCGTTGTAGAGGCCCATGAGGGATTGGCCGGCGGTGAGTGAGGAGCCGCCGGTGGTGATGGTCCAGCCGAGGCTGCTTACCGTCGAGTCGGCGGGGAACCACATCTTGTGCAGGTACACGGTGCCGGAGGTGAGGATGTTGGTCGAGCTGGCGTGTTCGGAGTCGTACACCCAGCCGATCAGGAGCTGATCGGCGGGCTTGGATCCTGCGCGCGCCTCGGACGCGGTGGAGTCGAGGTCTTGCAGGGCTGTGTTGAGGACTCCTCCCCAGGCGGTCTGACCGATCGTGGGCACGGTGATCATGCGGGTCCTCCTCCGTAGGCGCAGTCGCCGTAGCCGCCGTCGCCGTAGCCTGCGATGTCACAGCACTGGCTGCCGGTTGGCGTGGTGGCGAACGTTGCTTGCGACGTCAGCGATTGGGTGCGCAGCAGACGGTGGTGCCGGTCGCGGAAAGTGAACGTGCCGTCCGGTGCGACATACGCGATCGCAGGCGGGCCCTCTGCGCCGACGACTTTCTGGATGGCGTCGAATGCGGTGGTGCCTTCTTCCCACCAGTAGTGGGTGAAGGTGGCTCCGGTGTCGATGTCGCGGCGGTCGGCGGCCCAGCCTGCGTGGTCGAGGATCAGGTTGACGATCTCCCCGGTCCGCAAGGCTTGGTAGAGGGCGGTCGAGATTTTGACGCCTTGGAGGGTGGCGAGTCCGTCGAGGGCGGTGAAGTCCACCGACCGGTCTGTGCGGTCGGGGTGGACGGTGAAGTCATCGAGGCGGCCGTAGAACAGGGGGTACGTCGTGCTGTTGTAGACGGCTTCGATGCGTGTCTCGCGCCCCGGTTCGAGGTCGCCGTACAGGGCGCTGCTCGTGTTCTCCGGGGAGTACAGGCGGTCCACGTTGCACAGTGCGAATGCTGCGCTGCCGACCCGTCCTGGGGACAGTTGCCGGTTCTGGTCACGCCCGTAAGTAATGCTGACAGTCCGGTCGAGGACGTCGGCGGTGGCGTCGTCGAACGGGTCGACGAAGTCGCCGTCGGCAGCCCAGTCCACGGCGATCTGATAGCCGATGCCCGTCACACACGGAGACCACGTCATCGGGTGGCCCCCATCGGGAGCCGGCCGGTGCGACGCAGCTGCTCCAGGGACGCGGTAAGCCAGTTCTCCACCTCACGCTTGGAGCCGATCACGCCGCTGTTGGTGAGGTTGATCTGTGGTGCCCACGTGATGTTCATGACCGTGGAGGTGCGGCTACTGCCCACGCCGAGCGACGTCCAGGACGGTGCGGTGGCGGGCCGTGCGGTGGCCAGGGTGCCGGCGCGGATCTGGTCGAACATGGGCTGCCCGTACTGCTGCACCCGTGCCGCGGGAATCACGTACTCGCCGTTCGATACCCGGGCCAGAATCGAATCCGACGTGCCCGTCCCCGCACCCCGCACCCGACCCCCCGACGGGAACCCCACCAGGCCGCCCGACGCGTACTCGAAGACGCGGCCCGCACCCGACGTGGACACCGCGGAGCGGGCCTCTGCCGACCCGGTGACGTACATGTGGGCTTGGATGTACACGGTTTTCCCGCGGAGCTGTCCGAGTGCGAGCTTCGCCCGGTTTATCTCATATGTCAGGTTGGAGATGTCCGCGCGGATGGCTGTCGTCTTCGACGCCGGGGCCTTGGCGAGACGGCTCTTCGCATCTGCGAGCTTGCGTTGCAGATCCTCCAGGTTGCCCTTCAGATACGCCGTCTTGTCCGGCGTCTTCAAAATCTGGTCGGCGAGCTTCTTCGCCTCCGCCCGCGACAGCCCCATCGCCATCGCATTCTCGATCAGCTTCTTCCGGCCGCGCTCGTAAATCCCGATCGCACCCGCCCACGAGTTCGTCGACTCACGGTTGGCCGCCGCCGCCTCATCCGTCTTCGCCGCCAGATCACGCAGCGCAGCCTCAGCATCACGGGCCTTCTGCGAATTCAGATCAAGCTGGCCATGGGACATCTTCAACGCGCCGGCGTTCTCCTGCGCCGCCTTCGACGCGTCGTCGATCGACTGCTCGAAAGCGTTCTGCGCGCCCGACGCCGCACGGTTCACGTCGTTCAATGCCTGCACGGCCTGGCGTAGGCCGTCGGCTGACTGTTTCTGCTCGGCGAGTTTCGCTGACGTCTGCTGCGCCTGCGTCCCGAACAAGCCCATCGCATCAGCAGCGGCCTGCTGCTCGGACGCCGCATCCGCGACCGCCGACTTGTACGTGTCGAGCTTCGACGTGAACTCCGCCGTGCTCTTACCGCCCTTGGCGTACTCAACCGACAGCCGCTTCACCGCGGCAGCAGCCACATCCGCCTGACCATTCTTGACGAGATCGGCGAGCGCCTGGTCGACCGCCTCCACATCAGCCCGCGTCGCACCCAAAGACTTCGTGCCACGCGTCAAGTCGTCGAGCTTGGTGACCGCGGAGTCGAAGACGGAGCCGAAACCCGAGAACGCCGTCAGCGGCTTCAACTGCTCAAGCTGCTTCGACTCGGCGCCCAACTGCCTGAACTTCCCGACCAGGCCGTCAATCGAACCGAACGTGGACTTCAGCTCACCCGAGAATGCGCCTGTCCCTGCGAGCTGCTTCAAGCTGCCCGCCAACCGGTCGACGTCCGGCGGCGCACCACGCGCCTTCTTCGCCAACTCGTCGATACCGACCGCGACGACCGCCAACACACCGAGACTGCCCGCCACCCGCTGCAGCGTCGTCATGCGCTGTGTCACCCCGGACACGGCGGCGGCGACGCCACCGAAGCGGGCACTGCGGATGAACGCTGTCAGGCTCGCAGTGGCCTGCGCGCCGGTGACCGCGGCGAGCGCTGCTGCCGCGAGGCGCACCCCCTTCAGCGCGACGGCGAGTTGCAGCATGGTCGTGATCACCCCGGGCGGGACGGAAGCCACCAGCCCGGCGAACGCGTTCACCAGCGTCAGCATCCCCGGCCCGGCGTTCGCTGCGCCCCGCGCCACGTTTGCGAGGGCTTCCATCACATTCCGCAGCGTGTCCCGCACGAGGGGCCCGTTCTGGTGGACGTAGTCCATGAACTCGCTGATCCCGCCGCTGATCTTCCCGGTGTCGGCGGTGCGGAGGAAATGCACGATCGCATCGTTGGCCTTCGACAGTGCGCCCGTCGCGAACGTGGAGAACCGGTCGATCAGCGCGTCGAAGCCCGGGGAGGCGAACGAGCCGGCGGCGATCGTCACGAACCGGTCCAGCTGGGTGCTGGTGCCCTGCACGAGGGGCGTCAGTTTCGGGAACACCGCGGAGAACGTCTGGAACGCTTTCGTCGCCACCGGCATCGTGTCCCCGGCCAACGCGTCCGACCAGTTCTGATACTGGTCCTTCAGCGACGACAGGGCAGCCGCAGCGGTACGGGTCGCGGGCGGCATCTTCTGGACCTGCCGCACATACGCGTTCTGCGCCTCGCTGGCTTCCTTGGATGTCGCGCCGTGTTCGTCGACGGCGTCCTGGTATTTCTTCTCCGCGTCCGCAGCCTCGGTGATCGCGGTCGCCTGCCCTGCCGCCGCAGCAGCGAACACCCCCACGGCGACGGCCGCCGCACCCACACTCGCGGCGATCGGCGCGGCCTGCACGGCGATCGGAATCAGCGCGGGCGACAGGAGGGCGGCGGCGTCACGCAGACCGCCGACGGCTTCCGTCATCCTGTCGGTGCTGCTGGTCGTCGTCCGCAGGGAGTTGTTGATGAGGCGGGTCTCGGACACGAACCGGCCGCGCAGGTCACGGAGCTGCCCGTTCGCATCCCGTGTCAGACCGCGCAGGGCGACGGCGGCGGGGGTGGTGTCCGCGGTGACCCGGATCGTGGCATCACCGACAAGGCCGCCGGAAGGAGTGGTCATTCGATCATCCCTCTCGCGCGGGCCATCTCCACGAACGGCTGTGTGGCGTCTTCTGCGCCTTCCCACCACCACGGTGCTTTGGGGTCGCGGGGCGGCTGGACGGTGGCGGGGGTGGTGGCGGGGGTGGTCCAGGCGCGCACGTCGAGTTGCCCGTCGAACCGCTTACGGGCGGTTCCGGGCTGCTCCTTGGGGCCGTCGCTGATCCGCTGCACCATCTCGCCGTAGATCCAGTTCAGGAAGCGGTGG